CACTTTCCTGCCTCATTAGCGTTGCAAGACCATTGGCTTTATAAATCCAGTTTGATCCGCTTTGGTGTGCATTAAGAACTAAATCAGCAGTAACGCCAGAGTCAGTTGAAAAAGCCGCTTGGCTACCGACTTGAATGGCTTTAAAATTTCCACCCCAAGCACTAGGAGTAACTCCCAAGCCTAGATTGCCCGAAGAGTCCATTATTAACTCATCACCGCCAACCCCGTTGTAATTAAAACGAAGTGTGTTGTCGGTGTAGTTGTAAACTTGCCAAGCATTCGTACTATTTGTGGCTTCGTAAGCAACAGCCCCCTTGACTTGTAGTTTCTGTGTGGGACTACTTGTACCAATACCCACATTCCCATAAACAACCAAATCACTGAACCTAGACACCTCAACAAAGTCAGATCCGTTCCAAGCAACAGTAGCTCTTGCGCCATTAGCAATCGTCACGCCCGTAGTTGGGCCAGCACCAACCAACTGAACTGCAAATCCGCCTGTAGTTGCATTGATAACTGTATAAATCTTTGACTGGGCCGGAGCAGTCACTGTACGAATAGCTGTACGCGCACCTGAGAACAACAGAATTGCTTGCCGCGCTTGGTTAGAAGCACCAGTGGTTGTGGTCAGTGTGACGTTTGAATCAGCGCTAACGTTGGTCGTTCCTGCTACTGCGGTGTCAACAAGTGACGTAATGCTGTTGTTTACCGTGTCACCCCAAGTCCCGCTCAATTCCCCCGTGACTGGAAGGGCCAGACCTAAGAGTGATGTATATGCTGTTGTCATGTTTAAACCTCAAGTTACGATTTCTTCCCAATCGGCAGTTTCCGTAGTGTCAACTATAGTCCAAGTGGGTGTCTGTGAGTTGGTGATATTTTGCCAGTTTGCAGTTTCACTGTCATCAATTAGTTTCCAATAAACTGCGATTACATCACCCGTAAAACCACTGGCAAGGTTTCCGGTTAAAGACAATACTCGTGGGCCAAGCGCCATAGAACCGACCGCTGCGCTAGATGCCACCCCGGTCAGGGCAATCTCTCTGTCGCCTGATACTGATCCTACTTCACCGGTCGCGCTGTTTGGCAACAACGGAACGATAACGGCATTGACTGCGCCAAGGGCTGCTACTCCAACTAATTCAACAGACGCAGACTGGACAACAGTGCCTACGGCCCCTGCACCATCTACCCCAGTTATTGGGACAGTCTTAACGTGTGTAACTGATCCAACATTACCAGAAGCCGCTACACCACTTAGTTCAACAGTGGATGAATTAACAACAGAGCCAACTGCACCTGTAGCCTCATCCCCAGATAGAGCTACGGTCTGACTCTGAACAACTGAACCGACCGCGCCGGAAGCAGCTACGCCTGTAAGGGCTACCTCTACAGTTAAACCAACGGAGCCAACTTCACCTACCGCCTCATCACCCTGCTCGGGGATGATGATGACTTCGGCAATATCTCCAGCTAGACCGGAAGCTGCGACACCGGAAAGAGCAACAACGCGGTCAGATGTGACGGAACCGACCGCACCTTCGGCGGCAACTCCTGTTGCATCGAGAGTACCGCCCCAGCCATTACTCCCCCACGCGCCGTCACCCCAGCCGAGAGACATGGCTTACCTTTTAGGTTGTGGACAAGCGCAGCAAAGCGGTTGTTGTGGTGTTGGAAGGCATGGTCAGAGTGAACGTACCAGCCGTAATGGTCTGTGAACCAAATGTATGAACAGACACCGCCTTGTTAGACTGGCTGCTGTTATAGATCAACACGCAGTCAAACGCTGTGCTCAAAGTCACAGTCGTGTAAGTGATAGACGCTGAAGGTGTCCAGTAAGCCACGCCAGCAGTAGCTGAACTGTTTGTAGCAATAGGAGCCGTAGCGTTAGTCACCGTTACACCGCCCGCTGTGTAGCCTGTACCAGTCACTTCATTGGTGGATGAGTAAGCCGTGGTAGAAGCGTTAACAGTGGCTGAAGTCAGATACAGCGCCGCCTTGAATGTGTCGGCAGTGGTAGCCGCACGGATTGGTGCAGTGCCAAAGTTATGGGTAGCCGTCATGAGTTCGCCCATGAACGATGTGCACATGCTTTGAGTGTTGGCCATGATAGCTCCTTATGCAATTGAGGCCGCTTCAGCAGCCATGTAAGTTAATGGTTTCTTTAGAGTCACATGAACTGATCGGTGAACCAATTCACCCTCAAGCCAATACTCCACCCAAGTGGTGTTCTCGTTGTCATTATCCACGACCCCTTCTTTTTTCTCAAGAAGAGAATCATCCATTTCGCCTTTGGTGGTAGTAACGATCAATTTGAACTCCTGATTAAAGCTGCCGTCGCAGTGTTGGCAGGCATTGTGATTGTAAAGTTGGTAGATGTTTTGTCTGAACCAAAGTCCAGCACGGCAATAGATTTATTACCTTTAGTCACGTTGTAGATCAAAGCACAGCGAGAAGTCACTGCGGCGTTAAACACAACGTTGTTGAAGTTTATGTAAGCCGTATAGCCGTCAGAGTTAAGTGTCACCCCAGTTAGAGTGACGCCGCCCGCTACATAACCACCGCCAGTCACTTCATTGGTTGTGGAGTACACGGTTGTGGCAGCGTTTAAATCTGCGTTTGCTGTGTACAGCGCAATCTTGAGCGTGTCCGTAAGCATGTTGTGAACAGCTTGGTACAACTCCGTTTTGAAGCTGGTGGTTTGGGTTTGGACAATTGAACTCATGAGACGGGAATCCTAATTTGTCCATCTCGGTAGGCATCGCCACGTTGCTTGCCATCGCCGAGGTTTTTATACAGAGCAATTGCTTGCATATAACGCTCTTGAGCAAGGCCAATCATATCTGCCTCACCCTTCATGTAAACAAGAGCTTCGCAGATTGTGCCGTACAACAACACAGAATCAAAGTTATCACCCAGCCAAGTAGTGCCAGCAGTAACGATGGACTCTGGGTAGTAGTAATAATGCAGCTCTGCAACGTAAGTTGCATTGGGTGTTGGGCCAACAATGAACGACAACTCGTTTGTGACTACACCGCCGGTGACCGTGGGGCCGAACAGTGCGTAGTGCTTAGGCTCAGACACGTAAGCCGACAGAGGATACGCAGAGCGAATGAAGTTCACATCCTTGTTCAACAAGTACAAGTAGTCACCTTGAAAGGTCACTGAGTTTGCAATCGTTGTGGCGTTGTTCTCAGTCAAGTAGATTGTGGTCCCGCTAATGCTACGAACAACGGCATTAGTGCCAATACCTGAACCGGTAACTTGCTGACCCACCGCAATACCTGTTGTAGATGCCACCACAATTGACTTTGCTCCAGCAACGCCGGTAGCAGTTGTTGTGTTCTGCGGATATACCGCAAGGCTATATACAGAGAGAAAATCCTCTGGGGCAGACAAGTACTTGTTTGTTGAGGTAATCGTGCCTGTCACGTTCTTTCGCAAGTTAGCTGGCTGCGCAGTGTTATAGATGCGCTGCTCCGCCTGACGTATGAACGTATTCATATTGTCAGTTGGGAAAGAGTTCTCGCAGTAATCGCTTACCTGCGTGACAAGCTCGGTGTAGTTCATGTGTTCCTCAAGCCATAGGGCCGCGAGCCATTACGCCTTTAGTAGCTGCGCCAGTACCGCGAACTTTAATGCCGCTGGTCTTAGTTGGCTTTTCACCAGCAGACTTGCTAACAGCACCAACGCTCATGTCGTATGTATCTAGCTTGCTACGGTTTGGCTCTTTACCGGGATTGGTAGAAGCTTTAACAACTTTACCAGTCATGGTGTGTGGTGTGGCATAGACTTTGGCATCGCCAACTTCTTTACCCATTAATTTTTTACTAAATGTAGCCATGTTAGCCTCACTTTTGATTGTTTGCGCGGGCCATGTTGCGACCAACTGCACGCATGGCTTCACCAGTCACGCCTTTAGTTTTTTTGCCGCCGTGCGTCATTTTAGCAATAGGGCCGCTATCGCCGTAGTTTTTACCAACGGTCTTACCTTTTTTAGCAATGCCGTCTGCTGATCGTGTGAATGCCATAATTAACTCCTTAAGATATTGATACTGTACCAACAAATGTTGTTGCCACCAAGTAGTTTGGTGTCAATCCTGCATCATTTAAACTAGCCCCGCCAACGGGATACCAGCCCCACTGAATGTCCCGTGAACCGCCCGATGGGTTTCCGTTTACGTTCACACCCGAAGTCACATAAGTTGTGTCCTTGCGAGGATTACGCAAAGCTTGTGGGTCATCCACTGGGAACGTTCCCAACATTAACTGCGGCTGATCTGGATCCCAGCAAGTAGGGCAAACCAACAGCTCGTACTTGCGCTGCTTAATGATCTCAGTCTTAAGCTGCTTTAATCTGTACTGTTGGCCGCAACGATCACATTCAGCAATCGCTATCTTGCCGGATGCGAACCTATTGCCCATTAGTAGCTACCACCAATGTATTGTTGTCTTGGAACAAACCTAACTGGGGCTTTCTCTCGATCTTCCCCAGCCGCGATCTCAAATGTTTCGTCGTACATCTGCTTGAGCATCTGGATGCGGGGCATCAACTCAGGCACTTTAACTGCAATGTGATACGCCAAGCCCGCTACCAAACAGGGCAAAAAACGGAAGTTCATGTCGGCGGTCTCCACACCAGCGCCAGCATCCTGCACTCGGCGCAGTCTCCAGTACACAAATTGGTACGGAGTAGTGTTGTCTGGCGTAGGCCACAAAGTTACGGCTGGAAGCTGGGGCACAAAGACCGCTGTACCATCTGATTGGGCTGCTGCGGTTGTATTATTTTGACCACGGAATACACCACCTAGGGTATTCCCTGTGACGTATGTGTAGTAAATATCTTCTGTACCAAGGCGAATAAAACCAGCGTTAGCTAGTCCAACCACCGTGTTAAGCGTGATCGTGGTGTCCGTGGAGCTTATTGCGCCAACAAGGACTGAATTTGTTGGGTTGGTTTCGCCAGACAAACGCTGAATCCAAACTTGAATTGGACGAGCTTGGCTAAGTTTATTTGGAATAGTGGCGTAAGTAGAAACACTAATACGCGAGATTGTTAAGTCTGCCTGTGTAGAAGAAGTATTTGATCCAGTACGAATCACATGCTCCATCAGGTCAATCGTATCTGTTGGCAGTGCATACGTGGCAAGGCCGGGAGTCAGGTTAATGATCCCCTGCTCCATTGTCCACATGTTGATGCCCTTAGACTGCCACTCAATAGTCATCAGGTTCATTGAACGACGAGCTGTACGCAGGTCATAGCCTGAACGCATTTCACGACCGGCTCGCTCCCACGCTTCCTCGGCAATCTCCGTGAAGTCCATGTTGAATAGGGTTGAGCCGGTAGTAGTCATCTAAATCCTGCCGTTTTCTTTGCTATCGTTTTAGGTTGCGCTACGAATTGTTTTCCGGCTTTTTTTCCGGCTCTTTTCGCACGCGTTGTCGCAGCGTACTCAGCAGGACTGAGACTTTTAATCGCAGCACTAGGAAGGTATCGCTCACCCGTGTCAGAAGATTTCTTACCACTCTTGGTTCTCCATTTCTGGTCGCCCCAGTCCTTCAATGATTTCTGAGGCGCTTTCAATCTCGATAACCCCCGCCAGCTTCCTTGTACTTTTTAGCAACAAGTTGTGCTTTACGGGCAGACCATTGGCCTGCGCCAGTGCCGTGAGTTGCTGCGGCTTTTACTTGGGACACAATCTTCTTGCGAAGACCGGGTTTGGTGTAATTACCAGCGGCGTTGACTTTACCACCTTCAGCATACTGCGTAAAGTCAGTGTCGTCACGGCGGGCTTTCTTTTTCCCGCCGGGCATCTTAGATGGGGATATGGCCCCCATGCCACGACTGGCTATCATGTCAGCACTTCCCGCCGTAGTTCATCTTAATCATTGTGCCCTTGGTCTTGCCCTTAGTAGCAATACCATCAGCACGTTTGGATGCAGAGGAAACTTTACCGCCGCTAGCATAACCGGCAGCTTTGATCTTAGAACGAACTTTTTCGTCCTCAACATCACGCTTAGCCTCTTCCATTTTGGCGCGTGTTTCTGGATAAATTACTTCATCCAAAGAACCGGGTGTGCGGCGTGGCTTGTATTGCTTTGCAGCTTCTGGTGTCATTGGCATAATAAATCCTTAGCAGGCTCTGCCGCCACGTTTCATGGCAATCATTGTTCCTTTGGTTCTACCCTTAGAAACAACGCCATCAGGTGTCTTGCCAGTCTTTACAGCGCCCATCTTAGATGGAGCCATACCGCCCTTAGCCAATTTAGTCATAGGCTGACCTTTGTGCAAGCGGCCTTCGTGTTTGTTTACGGCCTTCTGCATCATCTTCTTGTCCATTTTCACGTCTTCGTGTTTCATATCGCCACCTTTAGAAAATTTACGGCCTTTATCAGCCTCATTAAACTCTTTACCCACAGACTGTGGGACGCCTGCTTTCTTAGCAAACGCTGGGTTGTTAGCCACCGCCGCCATGAAATTGTGTTGTTTTTTGCTTGTGCTTGGCATTACTTACCACCTGCGTACCAGTTAACAAGCTGAACTAAACCAGCGCCTACAACGCTGCTGGCTCCACCAACTAACATTAAAACTTTCCAGCCACCTTTGGCTTCAGACAATGTTTTGTCAATAGCCGCTAGTGTTGCCTGCATAGTTTTCATGTTGTCCAGCATCTTGTCCATATCATCTTGCAAATGCTTGATGTCAGACGCATGCGTGGCTAATTCTCTGGCTGTTTGAATAGCGTCACTCATGTTAGCAATTCCACGCCCGCAGGCTTTTATTTATGCGTGAGTTTGGGTCTTTCTTGGCCTTCTCTCCGGTCAGCTTCTTCTTCATGCCTTCCATCCTCGCACAAAAAGAGTCTCGCCGGGAGCCGCCTTCGGGCTGGGGCGGTTTCAAATTCATGCCTTGCTTTTTCGCGGAGGCCCGTCCCTTGGCATTTAAGCCACCCTTCGGATTCTTGCCTTCTTTTCTCTGCCATGCTGGTGTCTTAGCCATTTGCTACTTTCAGTTTGGTCTTACGGATAGCTTCCAGTAAAGGCATTACTACCTCTTCACGGAAGTTGTTCTCAAACGTATCTGTGCCAACGTGCGGAAGACTGATATCTACATCCGCATAAATTTTAAACCCGTGTTCCGCAGCTCGGTCGCAGAACAGATAGTCTTCACCAAGATAATGACCATCTTTGATTTCAAAATCAAACACGCTACACACTTGCTCACCCTTGAAGTCGTAAAACCACTCGGGGTGAGCCACAACCATTGTCTCTAAAACATGGCGTTGAATCAACATAAAGCCTGTACCAACGCGCTTTAAACGCATCAATGAACCATCAAACTCTAGGTCTTGGTTTTCATTAAAGTACAGATCGGCAAAGAAGTTACGATCCTTGGATCTGCGTGGGTACATACCAGCGGTAATATCTTTGCCCCCACTTTGCGCCATCAAACGCAAAATGTCATCTGCCGTAGCAATCACATCAGAATCAATAAACAGCAGCTCTGTTGCGTCGGATTTGAGGAACTCATGCACCAATTGGTTTCTAGCCATAGTGATGATTGAGCACCCAGACACATCGCCCATATTAACGGCAACACCAAACTGCATAGCCTTGGGCATTAACGCCGCAATGTTGTACGCGAGTTTGATATTGATCTTGCCGTCATACGCTGGGATAGCTATGAATAGCTTACGCCCAGCCAGAACTGCTTGTTTTGCTTCAGCCATAGAACGCCGTAATTTTTGCGGTTGCAGGTAATGTCACATGGATGCTGGTTGCAAACAAAATACCTTCGCCGGGAATAGGCATGGTAATTGGCTGCGTTCCAGTTCCAATATTAAACTGCAACAATACAGTACCGCTTGCGCCGCCATTACGGAAGATAACATCTCCAGCTGTACCACCAGAAATGCAATGGTATCCTTTAAGTCTGTTGCGTCCAGACACCATAGTGCCTGTAGCTTCAACGTGCGCTGCTTTAACGTCGGTTTGCATACCCATAATTAATCTCCTTTAAAACGGGGGCCGAAGCCCCCTAGATCAATTAATCGTTTTGTTGGCCAAGCAATGGGTCAGCAACGAAGTACAGAATCGTACCAGTGATAGAACCACCGGTAGGAGCATCACCAGAAGTACCGCCGCCGGTGATAGTCACCAACTTGGTTGCAGACATAGTTGTACCCATGTTAGCGCCAGCAGTAGCTGAAGCCATATTGATTACCAACTTGCCTGTGGTAGCAACAGCAGCAGACACCAAGCCTGTGTTTGTAGCAGTAGAAGTACCGTACAAAGTGAAGCCCATGTCAAAGGTAGGAGTTGTACCGCCAGTGGCAGCGCAAACAGCTTGGATCTCAACAACGATAGCACCAGCAGGCAAAACAACTGCGGGAGCGCCAGTGGCTGAAGAAATTTTAGCGGATGTACCAGCAGCAGAAGCGCCGGAAATGTAGAACTGGGCGGCCATTAAGCCGGAGCCACAATAAGCGGTACGAGTTTGATCGCCGCCACCAGAACGCCAGATACTTTGGGTGGTTGATAATGCCATGATAAATTGTCCTTACATACAAGATCAGCGCATCAATCGGTATGTCGTCTGCCGGGTCAGTTTGATGCACCGGGAACCCCGGGGTATTTGCAATATACAACAAAAGAAAAAGGGGCACAAGGCCCCTCTTCAAATATTTCCTAAGAAATATTAGGCTCCGGGTGAACCGAAGATACCCAGTGGGTCAGACACGCCGAAGCTGTAACGCTCACGGGCTTTGTAACGAACGTTACCTGTGTCAAAATCCCCGTCCATTCCAGTGCTCATAGGAGTACGGACAAAGTGCTTCAAGCCGTTAGGCACGTCTGTCAACAGGAACCAAGCATTGGTGTCTGTCAAGAAGTGGTTAACGCAGTAGCCATCAGGAATAGAACCGTTGTTCTTCAATGCGTTGATGTCATTGTCGTTAGTACCAACGCGCAACTCGGTCTCGAGCAAGCGGGTAGCAACGAACATCAATGAAGGAGGAACAACCAACTTCTTGGGCTTAGCAGCGATCAGCAAACCACGCTCGTCTGTCCAAGCAGCAATCTGAATAACGGCATTCTCAAGAGAAGTCTCGTTCAGGTCAGCAGGAGTAGAAGGAGTGTTGCTGTTAGTGCCACCGGAAACCAAGGGGTGTGCTGTAGAGCACAACACTTGACCGTCGCCGTATGTAGGGCCACCACTGAAAGCGTTGTTCAGGACAAAAGCGGCCTTAACTTGCTTTGTGTAAGCCATACCACGGGCCAGAGCCTTGGTATAACGTGAAGACAAGCTGTCGTACAAGTTATCTTCCACAGCTTCCTCTGTGATGGAGAAGCCCATCGCAATGGTTTCGTGGGTGTAACGTGCAGTCCATGCTTCTTGCGCGTTGTCGTACTGAATGGCAGAGCCTTCATTCTTGACAGGTGCAGCAGAGAAACCAGACAGCTTTGTCTCTTCTTCGAAGCTACGCTCAGATGACTCTGTTTCGTAGATCTCTTTGTGCTCTTCGCCGTATTTAGCGTACTCAAGACCGAACAATGCGTTCAAGCCGGGGAGCAATTCTTTGAGCAGTTGTGCGCGTGAAATAGCCATTTGTTACTCCTTAAACACCAGTGGTGTCAGTGTATTGGTGCAAGTTGAACTTGACCAAGAATTCAAAGTAAGTCGTAGCGGCAACGTTAGCTGCGCCAGTGGCTGTATCAGGTACAACATCAACGACACGAATAGGAAGCGTAGCTGTAGTACCAGCGGACGCGCCGTCAATACCATAGAACGAATCACCAGTTGTGGTGCTACCGGTGTTAACAGACAACGCAACGTTAGAACCAACCAATGCACGGCTGAAAGCTGTAGGCACGGTAGTCTGGCCGCTGGTAGCTGCAACACGGAAGACCGCATTGGGATCATCCACAACAAAGCCAAAGGCTAATTGTGTAGATGTAGACTGAGCAGCAGGGTAGTACTGACCATTGGTGAATTGACCGCTGGAATTTGTGTAGCTGCAACCAACCAACACACCAACGCTGTCGCCAGAGTTAGAAGTGGTGTTTGCAATCAAATAACCATTGGTATCCACCTGAACAGTATCACCATTGAAAATTGCAGTAGCGTAGCCAGCTGCAATAGGGATTTGACGGATCGCTCCGGCGTAGGGCAAGCCATCCAGTCGATTGACTGGCTTCAAACCATACGTCTTTGAAACGGTAGGATATGCCATTTAAGACTCCAAAAAAATTTAAGTACCTTTTCCGAAAGTGACCGTGGACTTACGTTCTTTAAACATAGGCATCCTCGGATCATTCTCGCGCATGTAGGTGTTATCTACTGAAGCCATCTGAGCTTCCGATTGTTTTCGGTAGTACTCATTTCGCTGATCGGTAAACTCCACAGGTGTTTTGCAAAGCAACAGACCGCCGACTTCAATACTGTCAGGAAACTTCCCGTTGGAAGAGCCAAACAGACGGATTTCGGGATGGTCAGAAGCCTTAACAGGTTCCCAGCCTTCGCGTAACTTACCGGAAATGTTTGTGGCATCGTCTTTACCTTGTGATGCAATCCTGATCCAACGAAACGCATAACCCTCCTCCGGATTGGGGTCGGGCAGAAGTTGTGGTGGCATCCATTGCTTAGGACGCTCCATCTTCTCGCGGGTATCAAGTTCACGAGTCATACGGTTAGATTTTTCCATTTTCATTTCCTCATTTCTTCAGCAACCTTACGGGCGTACAGTTCCAATGGAACTCCCAACCGCTTGGCGAGATTCACCTGTGTCTGCGTAAGCACGATCTTTTTAGGCGCTGTGCTACGGGTTGCAGGTGCAACAATGTTGGATTTGGTACGTTGAGGTTTCGCATCAACGGACTCTTCGGCTCCAAACTGATCCGAGAATCTTTCCCTAATGTCAGCGTTAATACGTCGATAGTATTCATCGCTGCCACTCGGTATTCCTTCGCTCACCAAGTCTTCATGCAAGCCTAGGGCATAGGCCGTCATTCTCTTGTTGCTTCCAAACCACTGATTTTGGTCTTGCCATGCAAGTAGTTTTTCATCAACAGGAGCAGCTCTGGTGGGCTGTTGGGCGATTTGTACAGGAGTTTCTTCTTCCTGTAAAGGGGCAGGCTTAAAATTATTTACTTTATCTGCACGGATCTTTGCGATAGTGAGTGCTTCTTGAGCCTCAACTAACTTGTCAGAATCCCCAGATTCGTAAGCTTCTTTGTACATGCGCTTAGCGGTCTCGACCTCGTTAGAGACCACGCGTTTGGCCTGCTCCAAGAGAGCCGTCTGGTTCTGATTGACAGAACCTTTGAGCTTTTTGTTCTCTTCCAGCACGGCTTGCGCCAAGCGAAGAGCCTCTTCTCTTTCACGTTCAGCTGTCTCTTTTGCGCGACGCTCTTCGTGATAGCCCTTGGTAAAGTGCTTAATGCGCTTCTGTACGCCTTCATCGTATTTGGCTAACTCCTCGTCTGTTACCTCTTTAGGAGGCTCAACCATGGGCTTGCGGCCACGGTCTTCAGCGGGCGTATCGTCTACGACTTCAATCTCAGGTGTACCTTCACCTTCAACTTCGAAGTCAATCTTTTCCTCAGCTTTAGCATTCTTGCTTTCAGCTTCGTCGGGAAATTTAAATTCTTCTGTTGCCATGGTTTACTCCTTAACTTGGACGCTGGATACCGCGAGGGTCTTGCACAACGGCTTGAACGGAATCATCATTGATGAGTCGCCACTCTGTACCATGAATCTTCATGCGAGTTCCAGTGTTGGGTCTAACCAACACAAAGTCACCTACCTTGCAGCTCGGGCCAGACGGAAAACGGGCCGGATCTTTGAACGCATCAGGGCCAATCTTTGCAACAAACAACACGGGGGAGAGAAGCTCCTCGTGATGCATCATGGTGGCTGTTTTGTATAACAAACCAGATTCACCTAACTCTTCCTCTGCCTTGGGCAACATACACAGTAAGTGGTACGTCGCTGGGTCCGGCACTTGTTTGGCTTTTTCTTCAGCAGAGGTATTGAGCACACCACTGAGATCAACCGCACTAACATCAAATTCACTCATCTTCATATTCCTTAGTTTTTCGCACGAGGTCAGCAAGTTCATACTGCGCGGTTTGCAGACCCCGGATAGTTCCGCACAGTTCTTTGTAGTGATCGTAGGTTTTAGCACCACCACCACTGACAACATCAACCAACTGCTTGACTTGTTCGTCAAGTTTTTTGTTCAACACCTCAAGCATTGTGGTCATGATTACTCCTTATTACCCTGTAATAAACGTTGAATTCTGTCTAGATCAGCATGCCTCATTCTCTGTTCATGGACTTGCCCGCCGTGAGCCATCTTCTGCTGAGCCTGAGCCTGTTGCTGCTGCATGGCTTGCTGTTGTTGCATTTGAGCCTGTTGCTGCTGAGCCTGCGCTTGCTGCAACTCCATCTGCTTAGCTGCCATCTCTAGACCGTGCAACTCTTGCGCCTGAGCAATTTCTTGCTGTAGTCGCATCGCAGCTAGCGCTGGATCTTCACCAATGCGAGCCGCGCTCTCTTGCGCCTTGAGTGACAACTCTTCAGCCTTGAGCTGCAAGTCACCCTTGACCTTAAGCGCCTTGATCTCAGCTTCTTGTTTCTTGATTGCCAACTCAGCCTGCTGCATCTGCATGATCGGATCTTGAGCCTGCTGCATCGCTTGCTGCTGAGCTGCTTTGGCTTTATCCATTGCAAGAAGTTGAGCGGAAGCCTGAGCCACAAGTTTAGACATCTGAATTTCTGTGTTCTCATCCAACTCAATATCAGGAGCAGGCAACGTTGCACCCAACTGTTCCTGAATTTTCTGACGGTACTGGAACGCAACGTGTTCAGCAACGTGGGCCATGATCGCAGCTTGAATCTGCTGGGCCATCGGGTTCTGACCAATTTGCCCCATCACAATCGGATCCTGCATCATCGATGTGTGTACAGCAATGTGAGCATCGTGATCTTGATAGATAAACGCCTTCGTTGGCTTACCAGTTAAGAACGACATGTTCTCAGACACAGGATCGCGTGGTGTCATATCGTCATCTATCGGCACAAGTTTGTCTGCGTTCTTGATGCCCAAGACTTCAATCATCTGGCGGTGCAGCAAGGGCAAGTCATAAATCTGTGGTGCGCCTTGAGCCAACTGAATCACAGCCTGATACTGCATGATGCGCTGAGCCATCGTTGCACTGTTTGGATCGCTGACTGGAATCACTGACACCATGTCATAGTCAGCTTGCTTTGCCTTACGATCACCTTCCGATGGATCGTAGCTGTACTCTGGTGGAGTGTGGTCACGGATGATGTCACGCAGAAGCTGGAACTCTTGCTTCATGCTGTAGTGGATGCGTGCCTGAACAGCAGACATCGTCTTGAGTTGTCTCTCAAGCAGTGCCAGTGTTGTACCCACTGGAGAGTTAGCAGACATGTCGCTGATGTTCATGTCAGCGATTGAACCCAGACGACGGCCTTCTTCAGTCACTTTATCCAAGAGACTTGCCAGCACTTGGCTTGGTTCTTTGTACGGCAACGCCATGATGTTGTCTTTGACCGAGCCTGACGGCACGTCCACATCACGGAACTCACCGGGATTGATCGGAGTATCGTCATCCTTGATACGCAAGCCGCGTGTTTTCAAACCACCGGGCAAGTTAGACAGCGTACCAGCGTCAATTAATTGACGGATCAGAGAAGTACCTGCACGGGCATAACCACCGATCAAGTGAATCAGACCCAGACCATAAGCACCGAAGCCGGGGACATATGTGTACTGAACAAAGTGCTGGCGCTTGAGTTTCTTCTTGTCGTCTTCTTCCCAGTTGCGACGGATGGCAAGCACTGTGTTTGTGCCGCGCTCAATTGTGATGATATACGGCAGAGCGATACCATCTTCGTCTTCATAACCGGGCAGGTCGTAGTCGATGTGCACTTCAAGAATCTGATAGCGATCATCATCTGTCAGCGAGTAACCTTGATCTTCTGCTTTCTTTCTCTCTACGTCTGTATGTATCGCAACGGGCTCACCCAAGTCTTCATCAACGTAGAAGCCCGCAACCTGCAACTTCTTCAAGTCATTCTTGGTCTTACGCATCACATGTGTAAGCCGCTCCGCAGTGGCCGCACTGGACGCACCGTACGGAATAATGATGTCTTCAGCAGGAATAAACATCGCCACCTGACGGTCCAAGCTTGGGTCAAAGTAGACCTTCTTGAACGCTGCACCTGCCAGTCCCAAGTTGTACAACATGCGCTCATGCTCAGGGCGATACTCAGTCATCACCTCAGTGAGCTGGTAGTTCATGTCATCTCTGACACGCTCCGCCGCCTGTTCTTTAAGTTTATCAATTGCGCCGACGATCTCGGTTTTGACCGGGCCCGCAGCAGGGAACGTTTCAATGATAGTCTCGCTTTGGAACCGTACAGCAGCCTCTGTGAGTACCGTTGAGAAAACACCGCATGCACCGAGCCACGGTTCAGTACGCTCTTCATACTTCATCCCCAAAACATCTAAGCCCTTGACATACATATCAACCCACTCTTTACGTGAGTTAATGTCAGCGTCCACCATCTCTACGATGTCGCTGGCTACTTTAGCCAGCTCGCCAGAGTCCATGTCTTCTGCAAGGTTGGCATCAAAACTTTCTACATCCTCATCCGGCATCAGATCAATCTCCATGCCGTCTAGACCAATTCTTACGCCATCGGGATTCTCAATCTCAATCTCGATCATGGGCTCATCACCCATATCTTCCAATGCACTTAAGCCCAGCGGGGCTTGCGACAGTGAGGGGACCATATTCGTAGCCATTGTTTATCCTTAGTAGTACGCAGCTTTCTTGCTGCGAAAATATCTCTCTTCTTCGGGCTCGTCGCTTGGTAAGCGAATAAACCCGCCTTGTCTAAACCGCATGAGCGCTAGTGTTGTTGAGTCAACCAAGTCATCATTTGTGCCCGACGGAAAGTCGTTGCATTCTTCAATAACTTCTCTTGCCCATCTGCGATCCGGTGCAAACACCACCCCACCTTGGAACAGTGCAGAAACCGCGTTCACCCTTGCAATCTTATCTTGTCCTTTACCCGGAGTAAACTCACCCACAGGCACGCCCATGCGCCTGAACTCTTGGTAAAGCGCTGAACCGTTAGATTTCTTCTCAACAATAAATACATCAGGCTCCCACTCTTTGTACTCTTCAAGCACCATCGCTTTGAGGTCTGGGTACTCCATCCGCTTTTTGATTGAATTGAGCAAAATGATTGCGTAGTTGTTTGTCTCTTCGTTGAAGAACACACCCCACGTTGTCAGAGCGTTGTAGTCAGCCCTGTTGTTAGATTCTTGCGCCGCATCTAGCGACATGATTGTGAACTCGCATTGAGGAGGGTCGTCCTTCTCCCATATCTGCCACCACTCTCGTTTGAGTAGTGCGCCTTCTTCAGAGACAGGATTCTGCATGTACTGGGCCTGCCAGTACCGGGGATCCATACCTGCCTTTTTACCAAGCAATTCTTCTAGCGACCAGAACTCACCCCACAACGGCTTCTCGTTCAAAATGGCAGGGAACTCTACAATCTCCCATTGGTCCACATCTTCCTCTTTGGCCATCTGATTCACGATCATTCCGGTCAAGTCAAGTTTTGACCACCTTGTCATCACTATAATGATAGAGCCACCCGGCATAAGACGCTGGAGAGGGCCAGACTGAAACCACTCCCAAGCAGGAAGAAATACGTCCGGTCGCCCAGTCTTAGCTTCTTGTTCCGAATGAGGGTCGTCAATAATAAATAGATCAGCGCCACGACCAGCAAGAGCGCCTCCGACACCAATAGCAAAGTATTCTCCGTTGAAATTTGTACCCCAACGTGATGCAGACTTACTGTCAGCTTGCAATTCGATCTGCGGAAACACGTCCCGATAGGCTTCAGAACCCACCAAATTACGCACTCTACGGCCAAAATTCACCGCCAAATCAGCGGTGTGAGAGGCCATAATGACCTTTTTATGAGGGTATTTACCTAGGAACCACGCCGGCGCAAGGTAAGAAATCATCTCTGACTTACCGTGACGGGGGGCAATGTTCACAATAACCCGTCTTTTCTTGCCGTTGGCTATGTCTTCGAAGATTTTGGCCAGTCTTTTGTGGTGTGGACCCACTTTATAGCCCGGATATACGTGGTCAATGAAGGTTAAGAAGTCATCTTTACCCACTTCTTGCACGGATTCACTGTCGTACGTCTTCAAAAGCTCCAAAGTATGGATTTTTTGCTCCAACGGCATCGTTGGAAGCGCGTCTTTGATGGCTTTTAGCTGTTCAGGCGTTATCTTCACTGCGGATTACCTTAGCCTGTACGTCAATTGTGCGTTTTTCCAGCTTAGCCAGCGTTTCAAGCAGCTCTTTTTCCACTTCTTCAAGGGATTGCTGCTTATGGGTGACCTCAGTGCGCTTTTTAAATGCATCAACGCCGTCAACGTCACCCAATGCCTTGATTGCACCAAGTCTAACGGTACTGTTTGGGTTCTCTGTTTCGGCAACAAGCTTGTTTACCACATACAGTTTGAAGTCTGCCAGCTCCCGCACAATCATGTGGTCGTACTCAGCCACCATACCGGCAAGATATGCAATGGTTTCGTTGGGGTAGTTAGCCAAATCAGGTGTTGTTTTATTAGCAACAACCTTTTCCATCAACTCAAGGGCTTGGCCTCGGTTCTCAGGGCTAGGTTCAATTGGTGTTCCGTTCAAATCAGAGATCATTTTGACCGTGCGTGCACGCATCTCAATCTCTTCCTTTGGGGAAAGAGGGGGCATAGCCTCGGTAGCTGAGGCTGGTAGCGGAATATCCGCGTCAACATTAGGCATCATCTGCATAAGAGGGAATCGCACTCCTATAAATAGTGTTGATGGTTGAGTGCGTTCAGGGCTTATTGATTCCTCGCATCTCATCTCCATGATCCCGTTACATCGCGTCATGCCCAGAGACCACCAACGGAAATAAATATACCACATATTTGTAAAGGGTGGTAGGAATCCTACCCGGGGGGTGTTCCTATATTGAGGGGGTGGGGTAAACCCTAGACGCTTTTATTTTTACTTGGCGTTGGCTTAGAAATGGTTGGGGGAATACGTGGTGGTTTGTGTAAGTCTTAGAGTATAGGGGAACACGGGAGTCCCAAAGGCTATTTGGGGGGTCGGGTATGGGTGGGTCAACCCCGCCAGAACTTTACTTTTAACCATGGGATCAGCTATAACAGTATCAATGCAAAGCAATAGTGCAATGCAGAACAGGAGAGACTAAATGTTAAAAGCATTATGGGTTTGGTTGACGCACTACAAAGTGATAGTGCAGTGGGAAGACAAAGCGTTTGTGCACTATGCATACACGATGAACGAGGCGCTCAGTTGGGCGGCTCAGTACAAGCTGACTCACACGACAGTGCTGATCGGCATCAGGGGCAAACTAGTCGCGGCTCGCGGCCAGTGGTAAACCGAGGGGCTTCGGCCCCTCTTCTTTAACTAAGGAGAGAAACATGAGTTACGAAATAGAGTACGCTGACATTGAGTCAGCAGAGACAAAGCAAAAAGCTTTGTCTGACATTAAGGACTATTGGGGCGCAACGCACTTCGATAGGGTTACTAAAGAGTTGGCTAATGATCATGGCCGATCTGGTAAACGGGCAATCTTGGTCAGCCTAATGATGTGCGGTGTGCAGGGTTATCCTGCTAGGGTGTTACTCGACACCTATTGGTCACCACAGATGCTGTTGGATCTGGAATGACAGTCGGACAGTCCAACATCTGGCGGATGTATGTCCGCCAAGCGTTGAGGGAGGCGCTCGACGAGCGCCGTCCATTCAGCCCACTAACCTACGAAGTAGAGAAGCGAAGACTTGAACGCTTACAAGTCCAACGCGCAACGTTTTGCGCAAAGGTCGACGGCTTTGAGTTCAGCAGACTCAAACGCTAACCAATAGGGCTCCGGCCCTATTGATACCAGTTATTTGTCGTCGCGGGCGTTAAGCGTGCGCGAGTCAAGCGGATCACTTAGCGTTTCACACCCCGCTGAAACTTTACTTTAAGGCCTAGGGTCAGCTATAACTATTACATCAGGTAGACAGTTCGGTTTGCCTGATATTCAACCTTGCTTTATAGGAGATATTATGTCTAAAGCAAAAAACCAAGCCGCCCCTTCATTGGGTTCTGTAACTGTCACTTCTATGAAGGACGCGGGTTATCAGTCAGCTATCAGCGACGAACGCAAAGATAGCGTTGCCCGTTATGTCTATTCACAATGCCCTAACTTCACCAACGAAGTTAGCGATGAAGTTAAAACCCAGCTTCGTGCAGGTTGGGCGCTTCGTTGGCAAGAACTGAACCCCGCTGTCAGCTATAACGATAGTTGGGTTCCAGTAGAGAACGGCTCTTATGTAATGACTGTTGACGTTTGCTTCAGCTACAGTCAGCAAGCCTTCGGTCAGTTAAAAGAAGCTGACCCAGTCAAGCACGGCGTTATTAAGGGTATTCGTGATGCCTTTAATAAGTATGCTTCTAATCGAATGGCTGACTTGAAAACGGCTGTTCGTAAGGTAGAGAACGAAGGCAAGCCTAAAGTGAAAGCGCCTACCAAGGGTTTCATTCAGTACATTGATGAAACATTCAAGGCTGTCAAGGCCAGAGCTAAGACAGCGAAAGCAAGGGGTGATGATTCAGCCCCCGATGAAGTTAAATTGCGCATGGCCATCGATGCCTTTCACAATACTCTAAGCAAGTAACATTGCACCGACCTAGTCAGCCGAAAGGTTGGCTAGGTTTTTTTTCGCCTGTAGCTTTTGATACCAGTTATGTGTCCCCGCGCGCGTCAAGGGCGTACATGCCAAGCGCACTGTTTACCGTTTCAGGCCACGCTGAAACTTTACTTTAAGGTCTAGGGTCGGCTATAACTTAAACACCAGATGACGAGGTGTTGTCTGGATTAACGCTTACTTGGAGAAACCATGAGCAAAGCAACAAAACCCCAAGAGACAATCGTCTCATCTTTCAAAGATGCCGCATATCAATCGGCAAGGTCTAGCGAAACAATGGCCACCATTGCTCGTTTCGTTTATGCGCAGTGCCCTACATTCTGCGAATCACAACCAGATGAGGTCAAAACTCAACTGCGCATGGGATGGGCTTTGAGATGGCAAGAGTTAAACCCTGCCACTACATTCGACAATGAATGGAAACCAAACCCCAAGGGAGGTTTTAACAATAGCATTGATTACTGCTTGTCATACTCTCAACAAGCATTTGGACAACTCAAAGAGGCAGACCCCATCAAGCACGGTGTCATCAAAGCCGTGCGTGATAACTTTAACAAGTATTGCTCTAATCGTCTGGCAGACCTCAAAGTCGCTGTGCGCAGAGTTGAAAACGAGGATAAGCCCAAGGTCAAAGCCCCTACAAAACAATTCGAGGATTTCGCCAAAGAGTTGTTTATCACAATGAAAGCCCGAGCAAAGACTGCCATCGCTCGAGGCGACACAACTGCACCAAACGAGATCAAATTGCGCCAAGCAATTGATGCGTTTAACAATGCTTTGAAGTAAGCAGACCATGCACCGTCAGTTTAGGCTGGCGGTGCATTTGATACCAGTTATAAGTCCCCGCGTGCGTGAAGTGCGTGCGCGCGAGCCAAGGCGATCAACTACCGTTTCAGGGGTGCGTGAAATGCATAAACAAACAACAGCCATTACCTATCTCAAGCAACGCGTCCTGTGGATAACTTTATTTGTTCCAAAATTCCAATTAGCGATTCCAAAGTTCCAGCCCAGTTGGAATCTTGGAATCTGACCAAAAAGCAAATTCCAATTTGGAATTCCAGTATTTGCCTCTTATGTAAAGTTGTTCCAATCTGGAACACAAAATTGGAATCTTGTAAGTGCTTGATTTTAAACAAGAAAACACCACTTTTGACCTAAAAATTCCAAAATTCCAGTTTTTTAAAATAGGACAACCGGTTGGAGAAATAATTTGGAAGAGCAAGACTGTGTCAGCAAGTGCAACGCATAGCAATATGTGGTTTTTCAGCTATTTTCTCATTTTGCCCGCCGTCCCTGCAAATCGCTGGAATCTTGGAATTTTGGAATAAATATAATTTTTTTTTTTTTTTACTACTACTACTACTCTACTCTTTATATTCATTTCATAACCTTAGTAGTACTTTTCCAGATTCCAATTCACCCCAATTTGTTCCAAAAACCCGTTCCAATAACCCCCCAAAAAGTCTAACTGTACATATCCAATTCCAATCCCTGTACACTACGCCCCAAGCCCCGCACCTCAACAAAGTCACCCCACACCCCTATGTTTATAAGTAAAGTTATGTTACAATTGAGTCTGAGTCGGGGAATAAGCGCCTGCAAACCTCTCCAACTCAAGCCTTTGCCAACCCCAAGACGACCAACAATCGTTTCACGGGTGGGTGAAATCAAGTTAGTTCAATTCAGTTCAATTTAGTTAGGAGTCATCATGAAAGCTAAGTTTGTCGTCTCTCCCTCCCTCGTTGCCAAAATGCAACGTGAGATGCTCGACCATCTCCCCCGTTCTATCCGCAAGACATTGCGCATTACAACCCCCAAGGCACAACCCATTGCCAAAACACCCATCGACACAGACCAAATTGTGTCTGACTGGTTAGCGATTCACGACCCCATGAACGAGTCGCACTACTACTGCACAAACACAGTTGACCCAGCTTTTGACTTTGACGAGTTCCGCGACATCGACAACGAGTACGAGGGTCTGACAGTTGTCAGTATGGGCAAAGACACAAGACGCTGGCTCAAAGGCTACAACATCCTGTAAGCAAATTACAGCCATTCATTATTCCAACCAACAGATCGGACAGATAATATGAAAGTACGTACGAGATTAAAACTGCGGGCATACCGCAAAACTGGGGGGCCGATCAATATCGGCAACCGCTGTAAAAGTTACGAGCAAGGATGCGTGGTCTGCGAAGCGTATCGCTTCTACGATGAGCGTGGCAGATTCCCCACATGGGAGGAAGTCATGTTATTTGCAGAACATACACACACCGAGATGGTCAAGCGCAAACAGTACAACCTAATGGTTGATGAGATGGTGCGTCCTACGGTTGACCCCGAGGTAAAGAAGGCGATGCTTAACCTAATCTTTCAGGAGGATGTGAAATGAAAATCAGATACGACTTGGCTTACGAGTTTGTACGCCAAGGTATATGGGATGAGGATGACTTCGCGGGATTCATACTGAATGAGGTTATCGAGACTGGCAATTACGTAGGATGGAAGATGCGAATAAGGAAATACAAATGACTGACCAACAGGACCTACTCGCGATACACGTTCGTGTAATGGATGTGTATGGGAAACGTGTCGTGTATCCCGTGTGCGACAAGGCGAAGGTGTTTGCCAGTATCGCGGACACCGTGACTTTGACTGAGGCAAACCTCAAATGCATACGCAAGCTCGGCTATGAGATACATGTCATACCACAAGAGCCTTTAACCCTAGACATATAGCCCAACAAAGTTACCCAAAACACTTTGTTTATATGTAAAGTTATGGTACAATGGAATCTGTGTCGGGGAGTAACTCGACACAGCCATCACTTACCGTTTCACGGTACGGTGAAATTCAATTCAGTTTTATTCAGTCAGGAGATAGTATGGGACAGTTCAAAAACATCGACATTGTTCTGCGTCAAATCGCAGACGACACCAACGTACATCCATCCATCCGCGATGCGATGCGCAACACATCCGTAAAGCAAGCACCTGTCGACAAAGTGTATTTGCTTCTGTGCGACGGCAATGTGACCGACGTATTCACCGACAAAGACATGGCGATGTACGACCTGCATACATGCATCAAGGCAGACGAGGCAGAGGGTCTTGACCATGAGTGGAAAGTCATTGTCCGTCAGCTCACAACCACAACCCTTCCATGATACCTAGCTGTTCAGCCTGTGGTGAACTTTACTCTGCACAACGCCATCGCATGGGATATACATTGTGTATGCCATGTGGCGAGAAACACGCGCGTAGTACCAAACACACTATCGTGCCGATGCCCAAGTCCAACTACATCGTTGTGACTGATCGTTCTCTATTACTTAATCTCAACTCAAGCCACAAGGGAGGCCGTTAACATGAACTTTGAACTTCAACAACCCAACCACATCATCTCACTTGCAACGTCAGCACTTGTCGTATGCGTGGATGTCAACGTGTGGACTGCAACGAAACAGGATCGCGCCATCTCTAACGAGGTGACAACATCTAAGAAAGCCTCTGCTGATGCAGGCAAGTTCACCAAGAACTTACTCTCCGATTCACCCGACCACAAGGCGCTACTGAACTATCGGCAGACCGTGTATAACTGGCTTCAGAGGTCGACATACGACTGGGCGGGCTCAATGCGTTTGCTTCCAACGATCAACCTTGAGAAGTTCAAGAAAGAGTACGCCCAACATGAGGCCGACTTCAAAGCTCTGCTCGAGAAGTTCATTACTGCATACCCGCAGATTGTCAGCGATGCGGCGTTCAAGCAAGGCGATATGTTTAATCGTTCAGAGTACCCTGAACCTGAAGAAGTTCGCACCAAGTTCCGCATGCGTCTGCATGTACAGAAAGTACCGCAGGCCGACTTTCGTTCGTCTGTGAGCGAAGCATTGGCAGAAGATTTGAAGAACCACTACGAGCGTCAAACGCAAGAGATCATCAACGCTGTGATGGACGATGCATCCGAGCGTCTTGTAGAGATTGCTTCACGGTTAGCCAACGCATGTACCGAGGCAACGCCCGATGAAGATGGCAAGGTAAGGCGCAAGAAGATCTACGACAGTACTGTGAGCCAAGCCAAGGAGATTTGCAAGACCATCGAGAACTTCAACCTGACAAACAACAAGGCATTGTCACAAGCAGTAGTAGACCTTAGCTTTGCGCTTGACGGTATCAGCACAGAGGATTTGCGTGAGAGTTCTTATACCCGAAGCGTAGTCAAAGAGAATGTCGATGACATGTTATCTAAATTTAAACCCATAAGGAGTTTTGTATGACCGACCTAGAGATCGTATTGTTGATTGCGTTTGCAGTTATGACATTCATGTACTTCAAGGCGCAACGTCGTGTTGTGTTCTTGTCATGCACATTGGTTGCGATAGGCATGAAGGAGGCGTATGTTGAAGTAGATGAAGTAGAGAAAACATACACCATCAAGCAACTGAAAATTAACAAGTAATCATTCACCCAACCCTGAAACATTAACCGAAGGAAACACCATGTCTAAAATCAATTTCAACCTGAACATTACCATCGATGACTGCGCAAACGTCATCAAGACAATCGGTAATTCAATTACTCCCATCATTGTCTCTGAGCCTGGTTGTGGCAAGTCATCAATCCTGAAGATGCTTGAAGCTGATCTCGGTACTGATGAGTATGACTTCATCTATGTCGACTGTCCTGTTAAAGATATGATGGATGTCGCGGCATCGATCCCCAACCATGCGAGCAAGACTCTTGAGTATTATGTGTCGTCTCTCTTCAAGCTAGGCAACGGCAAGAAGAAAGTCATCATGCTTGACGAGTTCATGAAGTCTCCCAAGCTATTGCAGATTATCTTCACCCGACTCATGCTCGAGCGTAGTGTTGGCGATGAACCCCTGCCCGAGGGTAGCATCGTGTTTGGTACAAGTAACAATGCAAGCGATGGCGTAGGCGACAGCATGTTGGCTCACGTTGGTAATCGTGTGTGTATCTTGCACATGAGCAAGCCCAATGCAGAATTGTGGAACATTTGGGCGACTAAGCACAAGGTAGCTAGACCGATTCGTGCATGGGTGGCGATGACTCCCAAGGCCATGCGTAGCTATCTGGACGGTGATGAGAGCGACAACCCATATATCTTTAAACCATCATCTCCCGCACGTTCGTTCGTGTCGCCTCGTTCATTGGCGAAAGCATCTCCTATTGTGGAAGCTAAGGACATCATCGGTGAACACGCAATGATGGCGGCATTGGCAGGCACTATCGGCGAAGCGGCGGCTAAGAGTATGTCAGCGTTCATTGCACTCGAAGGCAAGTTGATCTCATTCGCTGATGTGTTGAAAGCACCGTCAACCATTAAAGTTCCTGACGATGTGTCAGCGCAAGTCATGATGATGTTCGAGGCGGTCGACGTAGTAGAGACTCAGGATGAGCTGAACAAGTACATGCAGTTCGTTGAGCGCATTCCGTCCTCCGAAGTTCAATCCGTGTTCTTCACGATGATTATGCGCGGTAAGCCTCGCATTGCGAGATACAACCAAGCGATCAACACTTGGGCATCAAACAACCACAAGTTGATGTGAGCTGAGTAATGCTAACCCGATGGGAAAAGTTTGAGCGAGTGGCGTTGCTGATGTCACTCATTGTTTTATTGTTAGATCTTTTTTACTGGAGACCATAATGTTGACTGAAGAAGAACGCGTCAAGAAGGCGCACATTGCCATGATGAAACATCCTGAGACAGCTTTGTACTCAGGTGTGATGATGATGGGTACGACAGCCGTGATCGATGATGCGATAACTGCATACACCGATGGTATCAACAAGCGTTACGGCAGAGCGTTCCTCAAAGCCGTGTGCAAGACAGATCAAGAAGTAGCAGGCTTAGTGCTTCATGAGAATCTGCACATCGTATTGCGTCACATGCTTCATGGCATTGACATGTTCAGAGAAGATCGTCAGCGAGCCAACAAAGCGGCAGACTATGTTGTCAACGACATCATCATGAACATCAAGGACAAGAACCTTGTGAAGCTCCCCGAGGGCGGATGCTATGACCCCAAGTACCACAACATGAACATGCGTGAGGTGTACAAGTTATTGGAGGAAGAAGGCGGGTGTGGCGGCAAAGGTGGTGATTCAGGGGATGGTGAATCGCAAGGTGGAGGTGGTGAGTATTCGTTCGACGAGCACGACACCGAGGGCGATGGTAATCCGATGACTCCTGAGAAAGCCAAGGAGGTCGAGGCGCGTATCGACAGAGCGTTGCGTGAAGGCGCGTTGTTGGCGGGTCGCTTAGGTATTGATCTGCCACGAGCGATCACAGACATTCTCAACCCGAAAGTAGATTGGCGTGAGGTGTTACGAGATTTTGTTTCTTCAGCGACGAAGGGCAAGGACGAGTACACATGGCGCAAGTTCAACCGCAGAGTGTTGCCCAATGATTTGTACATCCCAACTGTGGAGAACGAGACTATCGGAGAGATTGTCGTTGCTATCGATACATCGGGTTCGATTGGTGAGAAGGAGCTCAATGAGTTCGCCTCAGAACTGGTCTCTATCTGTGAGGTCGTATCGCCCGAAGCTGTGCGCGTTTTGTGGTGGGACACCAAGGTTCATGGCGAGCAACTGTTCAAAGATGATTATCAGAACATCGGAGCAATGCTCAAGCCCTTGGGTGGCGGAGGAACTAAGGTTTCATGCGTGGCTGAATACATCAACAAGAAGCGTGTCAATGCTGAATGTGTATTGGTGTTCACCGACGGTTATGTTGAGAGTGATGTTGCGTGGCAGATTTCAGCACCGACATTGTGGATGGTGACAGAGAACGAGAGTTGGCAACCGCCAGCAGGTAAGAAAGTTATGGTGAAGGAGTAATCATGGGTTTTTATGACATCAACAGAATTAGTTACGAGTCCTTGGCTAACACAGTCAAGAACAGTAAGCCTTATCGTGGCTCAGGCAATGCGTACCACTTAGGTGACAGGACATACTCAGCGCGGCACTTCAGAGCGTTGGAGGATGGTTCGTTCAGCATTTGGTATTCGCACCGAGAAATGATCGACAAACTTGAGAAAGGCGATTTGAAAGAGGGATGGTATGTAGGCAAGAAACCATTAGGCATTGTGCGCCCTGACAATTCGTTTGAGTTCACCACGGTCAATGGACTGCATCAAGGTGAGAACACTCTCATGTCTGAATTGCTTGGTGTGTACATACATCAGGTGAAGGCTAAAGGCGGCGCGATCATGAGCGTTGGAGGTTTTGAAGACTATCCGATCTTCACAGGACTGCGGTTTGATATTGGAACTAAGAAGCCCCTGACGCAGTTCACAGTTGTTCAGCCTACCCTGAATCGCAAAAGATCAAACGCAATCATGAAGCAGTACAAAGAGTTTTTAGATGTTTATCCGATGTACATCAAGGCAATGAACGACAAGGCGGCAATCGAAGTCATCAAAGATTTACACGATCAGACTGACAAGTTCAATGGCGCAAATTTCAACGCCAAGACATTGAAAGAGACAGTTGATAAGAAACATTATGTAGATGCGGCGTTCATACAGTATCTATTGCACAACCATTGGATTCGTAGCAACTTTAGATACCAACTAGGTGATGGCGGCTCAGGCGAACCAAGGATGCCGCGCGAATGGCAAGAAAGTGTTGAGAGTGTCATCGTTAGACATTTCCGTAAGACTATCTTAGGAGAGATTGACGAAGCGTTTGATTGGGTGGAGTTACCCAAGGGTAAGTTATGTGCATCTTCATGGGATCACAAAATCGTTTCACCTACTGGTGAAGAATTTAAACAACTGTAAGGAGAGAGTTATGAACATAGCAACAGACAAAGTCGACCAAGACAAACTGACTGAACTGTTTACCAACAAGCCGAACCTCAAGAAGTTTGTGTATGAGTTCTGCACGGCGTTCAATGTGAAGGTCGACAGAGTTAAGAATAGCGGTGCGTTGCGCGTAGTAACACCCAATGGATTGGATGGCGGTGAGTTGTCTACAAATACTAACTCACGCGATAGAAGTGAGACAGTCTACATCTATGAGAATCCGTATCTTGTTAAGAAAGAGAAGTCGAGTTCAAACTCCAGCAGAAGTGAGCGCGACTCTAATAAGATTGCAACACTCATTAGAACGCTGAAGAAGAACAACGAGTTTCCTAGCGATGAGAGTATGACTAAGGCTTACGCAGAAGAAGTCATTACTGCAATTCATCCAGTCAAAGATTCGGCTAGATATGGCGCACCTAAAATAGAAGTGAATGTTGATATTGTAAAAATGTTGGTAGAAAGCCAATTAGGTGTTGACACTATTTCAATACAGCAGTACGCTAGCGATCTCAAAGATTCGTACAGTAAATATTTAGTCAAAATGAAAACATACAATGAGTCAGCAGACGACCATAAAAGATTCTGCAAGGGCTTCAAACTCATAGGCATTGACTACGAGAACTACTATGAAAACGATGGTACTCTCCCAGTCAAGTATCTTGTCGGTGAGGGCGTGGTTGATAACACTAACAGCCGCGAGAAGGTACTCATTCAGGGTAGCCTGAAACGCTATTCAACTCTCAAAGATATACCCGAAGTCGCAGTCGATGCGATGATGATCGCTACCTACATGCAAGGTAAGTCTACCGAAAGAATCTACTCCAACAGAAACGAGTTGTTCATAGGTAAGATTGACAGATTCTTACCTGAACTCGACATCAGCGCGGGCTATCGCAACAACATCGTGTGGGTGGTCATTCCCAAAGAGCCCAAGTAATGTACAGCGAACTTGAATACGTTACGCAATATATGCGCTCACTACACGACGCTAAGAAGTGGCCTTCCATGCCATACAAGACCCCTGATATGTGGCGCGTTCCTGTATACAGAGAAGACGATGGTTATGCAGTTGTTGTGCAACCTGACAGAGTGCGGTACTTCACCGAAGAAACATTACCTGACTTCATGAAGGCTTCACTTGCAATGATTCACGCATTTCCGCCGCCTAAGAAAGAACTATATCAAGTCTCGGTCACGGATTCGTTTATCAATTACCACAACCCAAAGCTCGACGATGTGGGGTGGATGGTGTGCAAAGATTTATACATCGTAGTCATGCACTATTCGCAGCTTGGTGAGATTGGCTACAACAAGGAGAAATCTACATGGCAGATACACCTGAACGCAAAGTAAAGAAGAAAGTCCTTATGGAACTGGCTTCTATCGGGGCTTACTACACCATGCCCGTAACGAGTGGATTTGGTAATTCAGGAGTGCCTGACATTCTATGTTGCTACAACGGGTGGTTCATCGGCATAGAGTGCAAAGCGAACGGCGGTAAGCCAACGAAATTACAGCAGTCTCACTTAGATGAGATTGAGATGCGGGGCGGCTTGTCGTTCATTGTTGATGAACACAATGTCGGGATTATCAAACAACTCATATTGGACAACGCAAAATGAAAGAACTTAAATATCTCTCAAGAGCATTACCAACACGTATGTGTACAGACCCGAAGTTTAAATTTAGAAACGCCTCACAAACCGATGTGCGTAGAACATGGCGCAAGGCAAGGTTGCTTATGCGATTAGCGAAAGGAAACCCCTATGAAAGCCTTACTTGAATTCAACTACCCCGAAGATGAACACAAACTTCAAAACGCGATGCGCGGCACAGAATACTACGAGGCGTTATGCGACATAGACAACATACTAGCGATGCCTTACACGAAGGCGGAAGCCTACACAAAGATCAGAACAGTAATACTAGAAGTGTTGGAGGGTACATGACATGGCCCTTCCCCCCATTTCCAAACCCCAAGGACAAGAACGACAAGCGAGAGCCGAAGTTCAATCCTGACAACTACGAGGATGCACCGAGATGAATAGAGAAGACATTATTCGCATGGCACGAGAGGCAGATTTAGATGTCTATGACCCGCCAATTGATCTGTTGCAACGCTTTGCCAAGCTAGTAGCAGAGCACGAGCGTGAGGCGTGTGCCGAAGTTTGTAAGAAACACGCTGATGTTTATGCGGGGCTTGAGCAAAACCCAACAACGCAGTCGGCATGGGCGGCTTGTATTGATAACCGTGACGCCATCCGAGAAAGGGGGCAAGCATGACACAAGATGACGACGACATTCAAGACTACGTTCGCCCTTGGAGGGGGCTGACCAAGGAAGAGGTGTTTGCGCTTAGCAATACGATGCCGTATGCAGATCGTTTTGAATTTGCCGAAGCCATCGAGAAAGCCTTAAAGGAGAAGAATCATGGATAAACCAATAGCATGGTACGACCCAAGCAACGGCATGGTAAGTACAGACAAAGACAGCCCTTTGTTTACACCATTGGGTCAGGTGTGGGGTTTGTATCCAAAGCAAGAGTGGGTAGGGCTGACACAAGAAGAAATTGAAAATTCGTATGTTCCTAACTATCAGGAACAAACTCGAGCCATTGAAGCCAAACTCAAGGAGAAGAACACTTGAGCAAATCCAAAACACCTGAACCACTGTACAGGCAGATTATTCCTGAAGAAGATCGAGGCAAGACAGTGGTCAGCAAGTACTACAGAGTTAGTCAGAACAGGGATGGGTTGGGCGTGGGTTTGCACCCGTACCTTGTCGAGCGCAACTTACGAATCGACTTTGGCTTGGATGGTGGCATCTACAAGGTTGAATGGAGCAACAAAGTTTTAGGAGAAAGAAAATGATTCACACCGACGAAGACGATGAGTTCGAGCGCATTGCGCATGAAGCTGAGATGAAAAAGGGTCAGCCATACCACTACGACGTTTTTGTGTCGCCATCACAGCGTAATACAGTCTTGGAAGAAGTGGCTAAGGAGTTTGACGCAATGAAACCATTTGGTGATACCGCCGCAAGCTTTGCGGCATTTGTAAGGGGTATGAAGAAATGACGAGCGACGAAATTTATAAACTAATTGAGGATAACGGACTGACCTTGCATGGCGACATTGAACACTTCGCCGCTCTTGTTGAAGAACATGTTTACGCCAAACAATTTGAACTACCCGAACCTAGGCTGACCGGAAAGTTTTCACTTACTGCAGGGCTGTTTAAATGCACAGGTTGTACCGGCACTTGGATTAACCGTAAAACCGCCCAACAACATTCATGCAAGGACTACCAATGACCATCGACAACAGCACAGGTAAAAACAAAGAGTTCTACGAACTTGGTCAAAGAATGTTTGATAGGTTAAAACCACTCAAGCCCATCAAGCCGTACTTTGACACCATTCAAGAAGACATTGACTTGTTATACGAAGCAAACAGCGCGGATGTTGAAGCCTTGGAAGATGCAAAGATAACGCTGAACGTCATCAAAGAAGTTGATCCCGGCGTATACGATGAGATCATCGACTCGTCTTTAGTGTTGATAGAGAAAGCATTAAGCATGAGTTATGGCGATGCAATGGAACGAGTCACAAACAGGGCGAAGGAGAAGAAATGAATAAGCTACGAATCATTGTGTACACAAAAGACAACTGCCCAAACTGTTTGACGGCAAAGCAAATCTTAGACGCCGTAAATCTAGAGTACATAGATGTTGACGTCATGCTTGGTAGCCGACTGCAAAACATGTTGGCTGAGTACCCCGACGCACGGCAAATGCCACAGATTTTTATCAATGACCAACGAGTTGGCGGAGTAGAAGGCTTGAAGGTTGCACTTAGACAGTTAGGAGTATTGGCATGACTGTATTGAACCCATGGGAAGAGTTAGCGCAAGTTGACCGCCCAAGTATTTTCTTGACAGACCCGTACTTTCGTGCGCGTAACCCAAGCAATCAAATCAAAAGCAAGGAGGATCTAGGATACAAACAATTCGGCACATTTACACGAGCAAAGGAGAGACAACCAAACAAGCACGAAGGAACACTAGAACATGCCAAGACCAAAGCCCCCCGCCCTCCTAAAGGCACGATACGTACGTTTGTCCGATAGAGAGTGGCTGATATTTAAACAACTAGGTGGCGCTGAATGGCTAAGAGAAACCTTAGACAAAAAAGCACCAATGCCCAAACAATACTACGACAATTTTTTACAACCAACCAAGGAAATAAAATGACATTTCACGCAAAAAGCAAAGCCCAAGAGATTCGTTCTTATGTTGCGGCTAACCCCAACGCTAAACCTAAAGACGTTGCCAAAGCAATCGGTACTGGAATTCAGTATGTGTACGCAGTCTTATGGACTGCCAAGAAGAAAGCCAAGGTCAAGAAGCCAAGTCTCCCACGCGAAGTGATGACACTAAAACAAATCAAAGAAGCAACCGCTCGTGTGCAAGAGTTTATTAGGCAAGATTTACCGCCGATGCCGTCAGTTCAAATCGAAATGTTTGAGCCAGCTAGTGACCCAGTCAATCACCCTGCGCATTACAAGGTAGGTGGTATTGAAACCATCGACTTCATTGAAGCCAAGAAGCTGGGCTACAACCTTGGTAATGTGGTGAAGTATCTTACAAGAGCTGACCACAAAGGCAACCGCAAGCAAGACCTTGAAAAGGCGCTGTGGTATCTGACTCGCGAAATCAATTCACTCAAGTGAGGCGATGATGCTTGAAGGTATCAAGATACTAGGGGAACGTATAGTCAACATGCCTGAACTATACGACCCGAATGAGAACAGAGTGACGGAAGTCAAAATGACTGATCCTGAAGTTCCTATTGAGGCACAAGTAGGCCAGCTTATTGCCCTTGTTTGCGAAAACGCTGATGGAATCTTTACTGATGAGGAAATTAAGTACATCAAAGACTCCATAGTCGAGTGTAGGCGCAGGGTGTTTAACTCTTGGGTGGTGGGCATCATCGCAGACCAAGATTTAATTCTGCCAAGAACTCGTGAACAAATGAAAGCCGACATAGAGCGCGAGGAAGAAGAACACAAGTGGCGTATGGAGAAAGAAAAAGAAAAACGCCAAATGGAAAGAGAACGACAACTTGCTATGGATCAAATACAACAACGTATGAAGCAAGATGAAATGCTACGTGGTGGCAGAGGTATCGCTAATAACAATTTAACAGGATTTATTTAATGAGCCTTATAACCATCGACTTTGAGACCTACTACACCAAAGATGGATTGGGTTTTTCTAAGCAAACAACAGAAGAGTACATCCGTGACCCGAGGTTTGAGGTCATAGGTGTTGCTGTTCAGATTGATGCTGGCGACCCAGTTTGGCATTCAGGGGATCGTGAAACGCTACGCAAGTGGCTTGGGCAATTTGACTGGAAGAATAGCATGGTCATTGCCCACAACATGCTGTTTGACGGCGCGATTCTGAAGTGGCACTTTGGTATCACACCGATGGGGTATCTCGATACTCTGTCCATGGCGAGAGCCATTCATGGTGTTGAAGTCGGTGGTTCACTGGCCAAACTAGCGTTGCGCTACCAAATAGGAGAGAAAGGTACGGAAGTTAACGACGCAGTTAACAAACGCCGTGTCGACTTCACACCCGAGGACTTGGCGCAATATGGTCGTTATTGTGAGAATGATGTCAAGCTGACCTACGAGTTGTTTGTACGCATGGCGCAAGGCTTTCCGATGGAGGAGTTAAAACTCATCGACATGACCTTGCGTATGTATATCCATCCGATGCTGTGTATCAATCAAGATACATTGAAGGAACGTCTCGACGGGTTACAGAAAGAGAAATCAGAATTACTTTCTTCACTGATGGTAAAGCTCGAGTGCGAGACCGAGGAAGACGTTCGCAAGAATTTATCTAGCAACAGCAAGTTTGCAAAGATACTGCAAGACCTAGGCATTGAAGTGCCGATGAAGGTCAGCCCAACTACCGGCAAGCAGATGCCGGCACTCGCTAAGAAAGATGAAGGGTTCATCGCCCTGTCTGAGAGTGAAGATACTTTTATACAACACTTGTGCGCGGTGCGCCTTGGAACGAAGTCAACGCTTGAAGAGAAACGCATCGAGCGTTTTATGAAGATTGGCGAGCGCAATAAGGGAATGATTCCCATCCCCCTGAAATACTATGGGGCACACACCGGTAGATGGTCGGGTACTGACAAGATTAACTTTCAGAATTTGCCGAGCCGTGACCCAAAGAAAAAAGCTTTGAAGAAAGCGATTGTTCCGCCCGAAGGCTATGTCGTAATTAACTGTGACTCATCGCAGATTGAAGCGCGGGTGCTACCTTGGCTTGCGGGTCAAGATGACATCGTTAAACTGTTTGCTGATGGAGAAGATGTTTACTCCGTCTTTGCGTCTGCTGTGTACGAGCGACCCATCACCAAGAAGAATCCTGTGGAACGGTTTGTGGGTAAGACCTGTATTCTGGGCCTTGGCTATGGCACTGGGGCTTTAAAGTTACAACACACACTAGCTACCACGCCTCCCGGTGTAAAGCTAACCGAGGACGAGTGCAAAGGACTCGTGACCAAGTACCGTCAACTCAACGACAAAATTATTGATCTGTGGGCTGAGGGCGATCAGATGCTTGATGAGATGATGAACTCAAAGATCACCGAGCCACGAACATTCGGCAAACACAACTGCGTGTTCTATGATAACGAAGGGCTGATACTGCCTAACGGTTTTCGTATCCGATACCCCAACTTGCGCCGCGAGTACGAGGACGGCAAGAAAAAAGTAATGTACGATTCACGCAAGGGTAAGGTTTCTATTTGGGGCGGTGCGGTGGTTGAGAACGTGGTTCAAGCTCTAGCAAGGATCGTCGTGGGCACTCAGATGGCTGAGATCAACGAGAAGTATCGCGTTGCGCTAACCGTGCATGACGCCGCTGTTAATGTTGTTCCAGCGGATGAGGCTGACGAGGCCGTGGCCTTCATAACTGGCATCATGTCTAAAGCCCCCGAGTGGGCAACCGGACTTCCTGTCGCGTGTGAGGCCGGCGTTGGTGAAACTTACGGAGACTGCTAATGAAAGCTAAAGACGCGCTTTGGTTGCGAAGAATGGGGCTTGAAACACAAATCCCTTTGGTTAAAACAATTGAACAACAACAAGCAGAACAAAAGCGGAATCAACAACTGTTTGCGTCTGACTACGCTACTGAGAAGGCGGCGTCTAACCTAGTGAGCGAACTGCTTGACGAGAAGGGTTGGAGCTATGAGAAAGAAGTTAAAACAACAAGCGGCAAGGCAATCGACTTCGTTGTGACGGCTATGCACGAGGACCGTGAGATCAAGTTTGGCATAGAAGTTAAACGACACATGTCACCGCACTTTCCCAACGGTCTCGCCGCAACAACTCTTGCAGATCATTTGGAGCAAGCGGCGGCTTATGCACGTGACCTGAATATGCCTGTATTCATAGGGCCAGTCCAAACAAACAAATCACCAAGCAGTATGTACACGGGCGGCAAGAAGGTCGACTCTGTGTGCGCTTTAAATATCTTTGGTGGTCGTATGAATGTAGGCACGTTTGTTGTTGGCAACACTTGGCATGGCGACAAGTTCTTCATGATCTTGCGTGGCGCATCCTTTTACGAGAACGGGTTCAACCCTAAGCGCTTAAATATGGTAACTTCTACTGGTTCTAAAAAGGAGCGCACAGATATATGAAAGCCAGTGAAATTAAGTGGTCGTACTCCGGCCTCAAGGACTTTGCAAATTGTCCGAAGCAGTACCATGAAGTTAAGGTCTTAAAAAATTTTAAGAAAGAAGCTACAAAGCAAATGTTATACGGCACAGAGGTTCACTCTGCGCTGGAAAACTACGTCAAAGACGGTACACCCCTAGCCAAAAACTATGAGCGGTTCAAATCCCAACTCGATCCCCTACGGGAGATGGAAGGGGTTAAGTATCCTGAACATGAAATGGCTCTGACTTACGATAAGAAGCCTTGCGCGTTCGATGCACCTGACTACTGGGTGCGGGGCATCGCTGACTTGCTGGTCGTGCGGGATGATGTTGGTTTTATTGTTGATTACAAGACCGGCAGTAACCGCTACCCTGACCCCAAGCAGTTGCAGTTAATGGCTCTTATGGCATTTGCGCACTTCCCGCAGCTGCAACAGATTAACGCTGGCCTGTTATTTGTTGCACACAATCACTTTGTAACTTCCGAGTATTCGAGAGACAATATGGACTCGCTGTGGGAAGATTTTTACTGGAATCTTGAGCGCTTGCGCTTGTCCCATGAGAATAATTCTTGGCAGGCTAACCCTACGCCCTTGTGCGGATGGTGTCCAGTAAAGACTTGTCAATTCCACAAGGGGTAATCATGCCTTATGTAAATAAACCTAGACCGTACAAAAAAGAGTACGAACAACAGAAGGCTCGAGGTGAGCACGAACGCCGTATGGAACGTCAGCGTGGACGCCGTTCAATCGACAAAACCGGCACTGATGCCAATGGAAATGGCAAGGCAGACCGCCGAGAGGGTAAGGATGTAGCGCACGTTCGCGCCCTAGATAAAGGCGGCTCAAATAAGGATGGCCTACGCATCCAAAGCGTTGCTAAAAATCGCTCGTTCCGGCGCGATTCAAAGGGTAATTTGGTCTCAGAGACCAGCAAAAAAGAACGCTCTAGGTGAAAATACCTACGATTCCAACAAAAAAATTACTTGACTTATAGAGTTTTGGCCTCATAATTAAGTCAATCAAGGTTCAGTCGTTAGGCGTGAGTGGGCTGATGGGGGTTTGTTGCAGTTGCTCCATGGTTGTTTTCCCCCCGTAAACCGCGTCAGTTAGTCGGTGGGAACTCTCCTATGGGACATACTTTCGCCCGCGACAGGACTAACCGGATGGGGGGCCGTGCCCCCCGTTCGTAACACCAATTTAGTTTGAAAGGCAGTATGAATATAGTTGACGACACCGCACTGCGGTTCCATTGCTCTCATGATGTGGCTAAGCAAATTACCACGTACATCGACAAGAGTGAATTGATTGGAGCCGAAGGTGGACACTCAGAGGTGCTGATGTACTGGGGCATCAACGAGGTGCAAAAGCTCGTTCGCTTACTGCCTGACTCTAATAAGATTCCATCTCCTATTGAGCGTGACTATCAATGGCCCGGAATGTTTACGCCATTCGATCACCAACGCGACACCGCACGGTTCTTGACACTACATCGCCGCGCTTTCTGTTTTAACGAAGCTGGTACAGGCAAGACTTCTGCCGCAATTTGGGCGGCTGATTATCTAATGAATCACGGGCTGGTGAAACGTGTGTTGGTTGTCTGCCCCTTGTCCATCATGCAGAGCGCATGGCAAGCTGATTTGTTTAAAACTGTGATGCACCGCACATGTGGCGTAGCGCACGGATCAAAGCGCAAGAAAGTTATCAACGGTGGTTACGAGTTTGTAATCATCAATTACGATGGTGTTAACGCAGAGCGCGAAACAATCATGGATGGTGGTTTTGATCTCATCATTGTTGACGAAGCTAATGCCTACAAGAACCCAAGCACCGTCCGTTGGAAAAATCTTGCCAAGATAATTCGTCCCGACACGTATTTGTGGATGATGACCGGCACTCCCGCTTCTCAGTCACCCGAGGATGCGTTTGGTCTAGCCAAGTTGGTCAACCCCAATAACATTCCTAAGTACAAGACTGCATGGAAAGATGCGGTCATGCAACAGATTACTCGCTTTAAGTGGATACCCAAGCCCCACGCCAAGGGTCTTGTATTCAACGCCTTACAACCCGCGATCCGGTACGAGAAAGCCCAGTGCCTTGATCTGCCTGACCTGATGTATCAGACACGCGAAGTGCCACTCAGTGCTCAAGCCACTAGCTACTACAAAGAGTTGCGCAAAGAAATGCAGATCGAAGCGGCTGGCGAAACAATCAGCACAGTCAATGCGGCGGCGGCTCTTACAAAGCTCTTGCAGTTATCAGGCGGCGCTGTCTACACCGATGACCACAACGTGATTGAGTTTGATGTTTCACCACGTTTGAACGTGCTTGGCGAAGTGATTGATGAAGCATCGCACAAAGTCATTGTGTTCATTCCATACAAGCACACAATCAAAGTGGTTCAGGACTACCTGACAAAGAACAATATAACGACTGAGATTATTTCAGGTGATGTGACTGCATCTAACCGTGCCGCCATATTCAACAAGTTCCAAACAACCGACACACCACGAGTGTTGTTGATTCAACCACAAGCGGCATCGCATGGCGTAACGCTGACTGCGGCAGACACGATTGTGTTTTGGTCGCCTGTAATGTCCGTAGAAACTTATCTGCAATGCGTTGCGCGTATCGACCGTGTTGGACAGAAAAACAAGATGACTGTGATTCACCTTCAAGGGTCTGAGGTGGAGAAGCGTATGTACACAATGCTACAAGGCAAAGTGGACATGCACACTCAGTTGGTAGACCTGTACAAAGAGGAAATAGGAGAGAGTGTATGACAATAAATAATACAGAAGAGTTGGTGTCTGACTACCTTGAGATTCGCAGAATGCGTGAGTCATTAAAGGCCAACTATGAGTCTCAAGACGAAGAACTGAAAGACGCTATGGATACGATTAAAGAAGCGCTTTTGGCTATTTGCAACGAGAACAATCAGAACGGTTTCAAGACAGACAGCGGTACTGTCACGAGACAAGTTAAGGAAAGATATTTTTGCACTGACTGGGACAACTTCAGGAAGTTTGTCGAGAACGAAGGCTCGATTGATTTGCTTGAACGCCGTATCCATCAGCGCAACTTCAAAGAATTTATGTCCGAGCGGGTAGGAGATGGATTGCCGCCCGGAGTAAATGCCTTGCGTGAGTATGACATTGTTGTACGCAAGGCTTCTTCAACCAGTGAAACTTTAGTTTAATTTAATCAGGAAACATCATGAGTAACGAACTCGCAAACATTTTTCAAAACGCCGGTGGTTTAATGGAATTGGGCCTCGATGAGGACACACTTGCCGTAGCCGGTAATGCCACAAAAGGCAACAAGCGCATTTCTATCGAGGGTCGCGTATTCCGCAAGATCGTTGGTGGTAAAGAGCAGAGCGTCAATACAGACAACTCTATGAACGTCATCATCGTCAAGATGGCCCATGACGCATCGCGTACCTTCTATAACTCTACCTACAAGAAGGGTGTGAAGTTGGCCCCTGCTTGCTGGTCGAATGACTCGAAGACCCCTGACCCCGAGGTTAAATCTCCTTGTGCGCCGACTTGCGCTGAGTGCCCCAACTCAGTCAAGGGTTCAGGTCAAGGCGGTCAAGGCACTGCTTGCCGACTCTCATGGAGAGCCGCTGTTGTATTGCCTAACGATCCCGAGGGAGATGTGTATCAGTTGGTGTTGCCAGCTACTTCAGCGTTCGGCAAAGAAGAAGGCGGTAAGTGGCCCTTCCGTCCGTACATTCAGATGCTTGCTAACAACAACGTGTCTGCCGGTCGTGTCGTAACTAAGATGCAGTTTGACATTAACTTCCCAGTGCCACGCTTGTTGTTCTCTCCAGCGTCTGCTGTGCCTAATGAAATACGCGATGTAATCGTTCAGCAAGGCAAGACTCCAGCCGCAGAAAACGCAGTCAAGTTGTCTGTGTTTAAAACTGATGGTGTTGATGAAGTTGAAGCCCCTGCTCAACCAGCCGCTTTTGCTGAGCCTGTTCCTGAGCCAGTGAAACGCGCGTCTGCTCCTAAAGCATCTACTGAAGCTCCAGAAGATGTTAGCGACATCGTTAAAAAGTGGTCTAAGAAATAATGGCCCGCACATACAGCCCCGAACTACTAAGCATTGTTGATACAACTGAAGGGGACAATGTAGGCATCACGCTGGCGAAGGCGTGTATTGAAGCCAACTTGCCTGCCGCATACGCATCAGCAATTCTCGGTGTATCACGTATGGGTATCCATGCGTGGTTTCGGGGCGGGTATGTACGTAGTGGTCGTCGTGAAAAAATCAGGTTGTTTCTGCAACTTCTAAAGGAGGATACCGAAGCGGGACTCTTGCCAGCCAAGAATCTCAAAGAAGCCCGTACATACACTGAGAACATCCTCGGTCGCGCAGTTACGGAAGTTTCTAAAAAGTCGGGTTAACAGCCCATATTGTTTACAGGCGAGGCCGGTCCTCGCCTTTATTGTCTCTGCGATTATGAACGAACAATTTTTTGATAAGGTATTGCCAACGCAGGGCAACATTTGTGTAGTCGGAATCAAGGGTGACTCAGTGCGCCCTAAATTCTCTGAGTACCTTAGTGAAGCGATTGACTTCATGAAGGACTTTGATGCTGGTGACTTCAACACATTTTTTGCGCTTGGGACATTTGAGGGGTATCAACGTAAGGCTAGCGCGTGTATTTTTATGCGCTCGTTCTTTGTTGACCTAGACTGCGGCCCTGATAAGCCGTATGCGGCGTGGGAAGACGGACTGATAGCATTGCACAAGTTTCTGTCCGATACTGAACTGCCGCAACCAATCATCGTAAACTCCGGTAACGGCATCCATGCTTACTGGCCTTTTACTGCTGATGTACCTACGGACATTTGGAAACCGTACGCTGAAAAGTTTAAACAGTATTGTTTAGACAACGGCCTCATGATTGATGAGGTAGTTACGGCAGATGCCGCAAGGATTCTTAGAGTCCCCGGCAGTCGCAATCTAAAACGCGCTCCGTTACCGGTTGAAGTCATACAGGACGGTGAGCCTACAGACTTTCAAGACTGGGAAAACCTGCTTGGTAAAGTTGAAAAAGCATTTGACTTGAGCCAAGTTGAAAAGGGTCTTGATGATGAGACTCAAGCGCTGTTCGACAAGATGAACGGCAATTATGAATACGTCTTCCAAAAGCTCGCGGAGGATAGCTTAGAAGGAGTAGGCTGTGGACAAATTAAATACATTCTCGAAAACGCGGCTAGTTGTCCAGAGCCGTTGTGGTACGCTGGACTATCTGTCGCCTCAAGGTGTGTTGATGGCGACACTGCCATACATCTCATGTCAGAAGACCACCCCGACTATTCGCGGGACGAAACTGAACGAAAAGCAGAGCAGTCAAGAAGTGAAGCGGCTTGGGCACACAGTTGCGACGCCTTTGAACGTGAGAACAGGGCTGGATGCGTTGGATGCCCACACAAAGGAAAACTCGGAAAGTCAGGGCCTATTGCACTTGCCCGATCTATCAAACTCGCAGTTGAATATACCGAGTCCTCTGACGGAACTCCTGACGATGAAGGAGGCGAAGCCGAAGATGAAGCGGAGCCAACTGGGGCCAAAAAGGATCCCAAGAACCTCTTAGTCTTTCCTGAGTTTCTTAAGCCATTCTTTCGCCCAATCAACGGCGGTGTGTACTTTCAACCAGCGCCACGAATAAACAAGGATGGCAAGAAAGTCCAAGACCCACCCGAGATGCTGACACCAAATGATGTGTATCCCATTCAGCGACTGTTCAGCCCCCACGATGGCGAGTGCTTAGTCATTCGCTTGCACTTACCACGAGATGCGTCTCGTGAATTTATGTTACCGCTGAAAGACATCGGCGCATTAGACAAACTCAAGGCAACCCTGCTATCTAACGGCGTTGCATTTGAACCCGCGCTCGCTCCCAAGTTTGCGAGCTATCTAATGAAGTGGACAAGTTATTTAATCAATACACAAAAGGCAGACATCATGCGAATCCAACAAGGCTGGACCGAAGATCACGAATCATTTGTTATCGGTACAAGCGAAGTATTTAAAGACGAGATCAGGCACTGCCCTCCGTCTCCCATGTCTAAGAACATTGTGCGCTATGTCAAGAAAAGCGGTACGTTTGAAGGCTGGCTTACGGCGGCTCGTATGCTCAACGACCCGGGCTATGAGTTTCATGCGTTCACGCTACTGTGCGGATTTGCTACACCCTTGATGGAGTTCTCCAACGTCAACGGTATTGTGCTTTCCTTGCATGGTGAGTCTGGCGTTGGTAAGACAGGCGCTTTGTATTCTGCAATGAGTATCTGGGGATCACCCGAAAGCTTGACTGTTAACGATGCAACACCCAATGCGCTAACACAGCGCATGATTACCTCTAAGAATATTACGTTTGGTCTTGATGAGCAGACTAACTTGGACGGCAAAGTAGCATCTGATGTGGTCTATAAAACTTCCGCTGGTCGCCCAAAGATTAGACTTCAGGCGTCATCCAACCAAGAACGTGAGTCAGAGTTCATCACCCGATTGATTGCGATCATCACAACAAACAATTCATTGATCGACATTATTTCAACCTACAAGGCAAACACCAGCGCCGAAGAAATGCGTGTACTTGAGCCATACATGACTAGGCCAAATGTTCAGGGGTATGAGCTAACACTTGAGCGCGGCAAAGATATGTTTGATGCCTATCACTACCACTACGGCCATGCCGGTATACCCTATGTGCAAGAACTGCTGAAAGTTGGCAAGAAAGAGTTAACTCGTAGGATCCACATTGAGTACATGAATGTAGCGGACAAGTATTCAAAGAGTGGTGAGTATCGTTACATCGCCAGTTTGATTGCCAACGTCTACACCGCTGAGCGCATCCTGCGTGAACTGGGTTGGTTTGAGTTTGACATGGTTCGTATCATGAACGTGGTTGGCGGAGCGTTCAACGACATCATCAATGGTAAGCGCAAAGCTGACTCTAATACCCGCGAAGATGTTTTGGGTGACTTCATCAACAAGAACATTCAGAACATGCTGGTCGTGAACAACGGCAAAGTTTCCACAGCGCCTCGTGGCCCTCTGTATATCAGGGCTGAAGTTGAAGAAAGCACAATCTTTGTATCTACTTCTGCGCTCAAGGCGTATCTGCATGAGATCAAGCTGGGTATCAAGGAGTTTGAGACTAAGCTAACAGACGCCGGCGTACTAAAAGGCAAGTTGCGCAAACAGATGGCGGCTGGATGGTCTGATGCAGTTGGCAGTACAAACGTCCAAGCCTATGCTTTTGAAACTGATCTGACTCACTTGATTAAGCCTGAACAAGAGAATGAGCAAGAAACTACCGAGTGAAGCGGCTCCGCTTGACGAACCCGAGTGGCTTTTCCCCTACGAGTACATGCTTGTGGGGGAGAGTTTCTTTATCCCAACTATGCGCCCCGCATACATGGGCTACATCATAGACACAACGTCTAAAAAAGTTGGAATAAAGATGAAGACTTTCACTTGCACCGAGAACGGCGTCCTCGGTGTTCGTTCTTGGCGCATGGGTTAGGGTTCAACACCCATCATTTCAAAGTCTTCAATGATTCCACGCTTAACTAAGTTTTGGAATTTAACAGTATTCTTAACCGCCTCAGTACGTTCCTTGGGAGTCAGGCCCGGCATGCGGCGGTAAATGTTTGCCTCTTCCCGCAACTTCTTCAAGTCTTGGTTGATTACTTTGTTGTAGTGCTCGACTATGTACTCGTCCATGGGATTCTTCTCAACGTATCGGGCATACGCTTCTGGGTTTGAATCCTTGAACATATTGAGCTTTTGTTGCTTAGACAAAATCTGCTTCTCAACCTCTGAGAACTGCCGCGCATCAAAGTTTGACGGTGCGCCAAAGAAGCTATCAAAGAACACGGTATCAGTCTTAGGATTAAATGCCTTCTCACCAGCCGCAAGTAAGCCGTAGTTGTATCCAGTCTGCGCCAAACGCATCAATCCGTCGCCATAGTTATTGGCGAAGAAGTACATCGTGTTAGGACTCCAGTCCACTTTACCGTCTGTGATTTCAGCAAGAGTGCGGGCCGCTGACTTGTACAACTCAGGGATGTTGTCGCCACCTGTGTAGGCATCGCCGTAGCGTGACTGACGGTTGTTATAAATCTCACGACCCAGACCATCAACGTTCATAACCCACTCAAGGAACGGACGCGCAACGGAAGGTGTAGCGGAGTCCATCGCCCATGCTGGGAAGTTGTCTATAGGACTAATGCGCGAGACCGGCAGCGGCAAGAACGAATCCAAGCCTGTGACAACAATGTTGCTAAGCGCAGTCTTAACGGATGAGTTGCCTGTAGCCAACGCCGCGATTTGTCCACCAGCAGATGCAAACGCGCCAAGTCCAAAGCCCCAAGGGATCTGGATGGGTGTATCCATGCCGGGAATATGGAAGCGAGCGTAACGTGACCAGCGGTTTGCGTCGTCAGTAGCAGTGCGGTTGCGGCCTAAATCATCATCGTCAGACAATGCCATAGACATCAAATAGATTGCACTGCCCATGCCAAGCAAGCCCAAAGTCATTGCAGTAGCGGCCTTCTTTTGCTCGTTGTACTTTTTCAAGAACTCAGCGCGAGCCACTTTGTCTTTTTGAATGTACTCAGGCAGTTCTTTCAACGCATCTTCTGGATCGCGTAGCATTGGGCCTAATGTTTCAATAGCCCTGACAGCGCCAGTAGCGGCTGGACGGAAGAACATGAACGCCGCACCAGCGGCACGGCCCCACTCACCAACCTGTTCAAAGTTGGCAAGACCTTTAGCATAACCAGCAGCTTTGACTTGCGCATCGGCAGGGGAAAGATTTTCTGCCAGTGCTTGAGATTTGGCAATACGATACGCCGCAGTGCGGCTTGCCAATTCAAACATGTCGGTGTAGATGTCAACAAACTTGTCGATCTGATCTTTGGTCTTCAGAATGCCGGTACGGTCCAGCGACTTCTGTAACTCTTTAAACTGACCCTTGGAAGAGAGACCAGCAAGGTACGACACTTTGCCGCCCTGCTCGATGTACTCAAGCATGTCGCGTACATAGTCACTCTTCTTCGCCATCGCTTTAATTTGATCAAACTTACCAGCTTCATACAGCGCGGCAACTTTAGCGGCGCGGAACAAACCACCACTTGCTACATCTGTAGCAATAGCGCCGATGAATTGAGCGGCAGCTTTTGGCCCCATCTCAACACCGATTGTGTAGGCGTTTGTCAAAGCGTCGCGGAAGAAGTTAACCGGCGCGAACGCTATGTTGTAACGAGTGTGCATTTGACCCACACCGCTAGTGATGTGGTTCAGCATATCAATGATTGGCTGAGACTGCTCATAGGTACGACGGATAGCGTTGCGTTGCGCCTTGTCATAGATCTCGATTACATCAATACTGCCATCTTTGTTGTAATGGAAGATGATGTTTTCTTTTTTCTCTTCACCAATGTTCAGGTCTTTGTAGCGATCTGCAAATGGAATTGTTTTAGCGATCCTACCTTTAAGTAGTTGATTACCGTCTTTGTCTTTGGCTACGGCGTTCTTGATAGCAAGTGTTACGTCTCTACGGCCAGCACGCATAGCGGCACGCGTTGCATCAGTCAATGATTGGACGATAGAGTTATCGGAGTCAGTCTCACGACCTTCAAAAGAGTTTTGACCCTCTTGCATTTCACGACCTAGGCGGTTGCTATTAAAGTCAAGCATCGCATCGGCTTCATTGGTGTACTTTTCTTTACCAGCAAAAGGTACGTAGTTTTTCCAACCGTAAAAGTCCACAATACTTTGCACGGGCGCTGACCAGTAGTTAGCTTCTTTGTTCAGCTCTTTTGTGGCATCCTGCAGTTTGCGCATGGCGGCAATGACTTTGTCCACTTCCTTCTTATTAGGATCGTTCTCATAAGAATCAATAAAATTCTGAATGGACTTAGGTGTGTAGCCACCGATGACGTTGTACTCTTCGTTGTTGCGGTCAACAGATTTGTATCCGTTTGGACTTGAGCCAGTTGGGTCTTTATACTTAGCCACAACATTATTAAGAGCATTGCGAGCAGTCTCAATCTGTGTCTTGTTCAATGTGCCAGACAACACTTCATCCATGATGCGCTCACGGAACTCAGCTGGACTCATGACCTCATTGCCAATCTTCAGAATCTTGTCGTTCTTAAGCGGTACATTCATCATGTACTTCACATCACGACGCTCACCCTCGTGCAGACCCATCAGGTATACATGTAAACGCTCGGTCGCTTCTTTGGTAGTCAGACCCGAAGCCTTGGCATATGCACCGATGGCGCTCTGCATATCACTTGCCGGAGTGTTGACTTTGGTCAAATACAAATCTTTAGCGCGTGAAGCGGCTAAGGCAATCTGTGTATAGATGTTGTTCAGTTTACTGCCGCTATAAATAATCTTACCGGCGCGGGTCAAACCATCTTCCCAGCTCTTGATTGCATAACGAGCGTTCTGGAATTTAGTCACCAAGTTCATACCGCCTTGGCGTGTTGTGAACAACTTGCGCACTGCATTGATACCGCTTGTTTCAGGTAGTTCATTACGCTTGATTGCTTCTTCAGTTGTTACATCAACTTTGTTCTTGGCTTTTTGTGTAGTTGGGGCAGCTTTAGGAGCTGGTAACGGCGCGCGTTCAATGCCACCCTCTGGCACTTCAATGATACTTTCAAACGCAGTAAAGGCTTCAGACAAAAGGTTTGCTTTGCCAAACGCGCCAGATTTTGTAAACAGATTCTTTAAATTAAGAATCTCAATAACATTCTCTATAAACCTAGAAAGCGCACTGCGGTCTGGGGTAAGTGTGTACTCAAGTCCTGTGGCTGGATATTTTTTCAGCGCATCCTGAAACTCTGGGTTAGAAATCGCTTCACTAACAAACTCAAAAATGTTTTTGTACGCATTGGGGAACAACTCAGCAAGATCACTTGCCGTAAGTGCCATGATGTCATCAAGCTGGTTAGCCGCATCAATCTGCTCAGGCGTCAGATTAGCGGTGTCGTTATTAGATACTCTATCAAGAATTTTTATTGTTGCGGCATGAACAAGCTCATGCAGTAGTGTAGTGGCTGTTGCGCCTTCTGGTGTCACTAAGATAGTGTCAGACTCTGGGTTGTACTGCGCAATGTCGCCATCAGGCAGTGAGTCAACGTACTTGATCTTTGTCTTTAGTCCTAAACTTTTAATACGTGAAGCAACGAGTCGCTGAAGCTTTATAGCGATTGTTTTATTAGGATTAGGAATTGAAGTAGACAACCAATTTAGCACTGCTCCAAGATCACCTTCTTTGATCTTATCAATCAAAGCATTGGGGACTTTCTTTTCGCCCGTAGGTTTAGCTTTCTTGCCTTCGCGCTTTTCTTTAATTTCACGTTGCGCACGCTCTTGAGACTCAGCTTCAGACTTTTTAAGTTGCGCTTCACGTACATCAAGATAGGTCTTACCGGGAGCGGGAATGTAACCTTCTTGTACAAGCTTATCTGCAACTGCTTTAAAAGCCGTATCGTGATCTTCAGCGGTGGCGTTCTTTATGTCTTTTTGTTTGTCAGACAAAGTTTTGTTGTACAGCGCACGTTGCTCATCATTGAGCTGCTCCCATGTGGGGTACTCTAATCTGTCACGAGATTTGTATGCTTGACGGTTGCGCTCATAGATGCCGGCAGATGGATCAGCTTTAAGATCTTTGGGCTTACCTTGCGTCTCACGCAGTTGTCTGCGGTATTTAACCAAAGCGCGACGCGCACTAGCATGCTCTTGAGCGGTGTTGTTACGGACGTTATCCAGATAGACCTGACGCTGGTCATCTGTAAGTTTCTCCCATGGCACAAGCACGGCACGCTTATCGTCAATCTGCTGTTTTAGATCGTTAAGCGCTTCGTTTACTGCTTCAACCTTAGCTTGTGGTGGCAGTGTTTCAAAGTTATCAGGCAGGTCAGGCAGTTCTAGCTCGTTGCGCTCAAGCACAGCATCAAGACGAGCCGTGCCCAACTCCATGCCAGCTGGAAGTTTTCCGCTTTGAAGCGCATCGTAAAGGTTTGCGCCATCGTCGTCTAGTTTGGCGTACTCACGTTCTTCATCATACAACTCAGAAACTTGCTGGACTTTTTCGTCCATTTCCTTTTTGACTTCGGCAGATGGGCCAGTTGATTTAGTTACTGTAGTGGACTCTGTTCCTTTTCCTTCAGCAGTGCCTGTAACATCCGGTCCAGTAGAAACCATTCCATCTCGTTTAGCTTCTCCAGCTCCTGCGGCGGGGGGAACGATGACGGCTGGTTGTGGAGGTAGCGTAGTGCTCGTTCCAGCTGCTTGACCGAGAGTTCCTGTAACATCTTCCGCTCCCTTCGGACTGACCTTGGATAACGCATCGTCAATACTCGCTTTAAGTTTTGCGTTTTTATTGCGTTTGCCTGTAAGAAGCCCACGCTCAGAATCTGTAAGAGTTGTGCCACGGGACTCCATCTCTTTGATCTCAGCGTCGCGTTTATCGTACTCGGCTTGCATCGCTACGATCTTTGGATCGCGCTGTACTTCAGCTATGTCTACTGATGGTGTTTCTACAATAGTGCCGGGCGCAACTTCTTCAAACTCAGTGCCAACGATTGAAGGCTTGCCTTCTTTTTTAACTTCAGTTGTAGCAGTTTCAGCAGCAGTCTCAGCAAGTGCCTGAGCTTCTTCTTGTTTCCGCTGTTCCTCTTCGCGCTGCTTGAGTGCTTCTTGTCTTAGAACTTCATCACGTATTTGTTGATCTGTTTGACGGCCCCCAACGATGCCAGTTACTCCGCCCATGCCAGCAGCACCAATTGATGCCATGGCCGCAGTTTCACCCAAGCCCGAAGTTAAGTCACGATCAAGGCCAGCGGCGCGAGCTGCAATGTTTTGCGCAAGGCGACCACCAACTTCTTCCACATTCTCGCTTGGCAATTCTTTAAGTGCGCCTGCAACGCCGCCACGTATGATACCTGCGCCTGTTTTTTCACCAGCAAGCACGCGCTCAAGCGCACTGCCACCGGGCAAGAAACGATTAGCTAAAACAGACAGTGCGTAGCCTGATACACCAGCAGCTCGTGCTAAATTGATAGTTTCAGCCGCAGCTTGTTCGGCGGGCATTCTCTTAGACAACTCTGCGTAGATCTCATCATACGAGCCAGCACCAATATCTGCGCCCTGCTGGACAGCGCCAGTCTGAACAGCGGCTGTCGTACCAGCTTTGACTGCGGCTTTCTTAGCGGCAGCTTCAGCGGCTTCTTTTGCCGTGCCTTTGGCGAGCTCTTTGGCTAGAGTACTACCAGAAGTGAGCGCGGCTGTGCCACCGCCTGTGATAGCGGCAGGGATAATCTGTGGAAGTTGTTCAGCTAAGAATGATGTCAGCAGTGCTGGGTCAGAAACAGTCTCACCCAAAGCGGTTTTAAATGCAGCAAACTGGCCTTGCTTTTCTGCCTGCGCTACCTTTTCAGCGCGAGCTTTTTCACGAGCCAACAATGACTGCGACTTTAAGCCTTTTGCATATTCTTCAATGTCTTGACCAGCGCCCAATGCGCCTGTCTTAGAAAAGTCACCTGTGGCTAAACCATAAAGTTGGCCGGGTAGCTGAACAAGACTGCCAATACCGCCAAGACCAGCCGCACCAATATCGGTAAACGCTTCACCAAAAGTACGTTCTGGAATCTTAGGCGCGGCAGGTTTAGGAGCAGGCCTTTGCCCCTGCATGTGGGTTGTATATGCCCACTGCCACGCTGTATTTTCATCCGGCGCTTCAACTTCGTATTTAGCGCCTTCAACGTTTACAGCAAATTTAGCCATTATCCAACCCTTGTAACAGCACCTTTTGGTGGAGGAGGTATATTAGCAGCTCCGCCCCCCGCTGCGGGCAGCATCTTAGCAATTTTTTCGTTTATTGCGTCAATTGCCGCCTGAGCTTTTTCCTGTGTCTTAGGATTAGTTGATATATTTAACAAACGCTCTTGCATGGCGCGTTGTTCTATCAACGCTTTATATTCTGGATTACGGTTTAATGTTTCCTGCGATTTGCGCTCTTGCTCGGCTAACCAGTTTTGTTGTCTTTGTTGACGCTCTGATTTTTTACCTTCCGCTTGCATAGCAGCAGTCTGAGCGCGGGCTAAACGATTATCAAGAGCAATCTGTTTGCTGGCTTCAGCCCGCTCGTCAGTAGCAACTAGGCTTGCACCAGAGGACTCTGACTGACGTTTATTAGCAATAGCATCCTTAATCGCGGCTTCGCCCGCATTAGCAGCTTTGTATTTGCCTTCAAGTTTAAGTTTGGCAACTTCGTCTTGCATAGCGCCAATTTCATCAAAGAACTTAAGATCCTCGGCGGAATAGCCTTTACGAGTAGCTTCAGCTTTATTGCCCATCATGTTTATCAATGAACCAACTCCGCCGCGAATTGGAGTACCGGCAGCAGACAAAGCTTCAACCCATGCGGGGGTGCGTTCGCCTTGGAGTCTTCTAATCATCTCTTGGCGCTCAGCAATACGGGCTTCGCGGGGCTGCAAAAGCTTGTCAATCCCCATGAAATCTTCGTAGCGCTTAGCTCCTTTAGCCCACTCAGCACTTTCATCTTTACCTAATTCCTTGCGAATATTGGCTTCAATAAGGGCACGCAAACTGTTGGGGTCAAGTGCTGCTGCCGCAGGTGCGGCGGGTCCACCAACGCTAGGTCCACCGGCGCTAGGACGAGGTTGCGTAGGTCTAACATCATCAGGAGAAGTTCCTGTTATTTCTTTTCTTGGGACTGGATTAGGGTAGCGAGGAACAGTTCTGTCACCCGCTCCTCGTGAAGTAGGTGTTTGTTCACCGCGACGGGCATTTTCGTGTACATGCTTTGCCCATGCTTCGTCGCTTACATTCGGTGGGCGGGCTTGACGGACACCGTTTTTATCTATATATGTATTTTGTATCGTTGGGTTGGGTGAACCTTCAGGTAAGTTATATCCACTCCCGCTCGGCATACCAGAGTACCGTTGGGATCCTTTTTTGGAAGGCTCAGCACTTGCTGCAAGTTCTGCCGATCCTTCTTTAGCGCGGATATACCGATCATAGAACGGAGTCATGGTGTCCGAACTTTGGTTGCCGGGGGTTAATGCAGGTTTTAAATAATCAACATTTGCGCCCAATGCGCGTGCAGGGCGAATCATTGCAGTATCAACTGCGCCAGCTAAACCACGAGGAATCAAACTTGCAATATCCGCTAGGGCGGCCATACTCTTACCAGCGTACTCACCACCGGTTTTTCCCAGCGCCCTAGCAAGCGCATCAATTTTTTCTTTATCAGCTCTGCGTTGAGCTTCAAGTTCTTCTTCTGTAGGAACTTTACTTTCATCTTCGCCGTTAAACGCAATAATCCCGCCGCCAGCGTAGTGGCGACCAAGGTTAGACATGAGCTGATCAATACTGCCACCACGAGCTGCCATTACGGGTTGCCCTTGTGGTGCGGGGGGAGGGCCACCCTGCGGGCCTTGTGGCATGGGTGGGGGACCGCCTTGAGGACCTTGCGCCATCTGGGGTTGACCTTGTGGTGGCTGGAACTGAGGGGGTTGGCCCGGCATGGGCTGGGATTGTCCACGTTGCTGAGCCGCAAGCATCTGCTTTAGTTTTTCAACGATAGAAGGTTGAGCACCGCCCGCCTGCATAGCTTGCTGGTTCTGTGCACCTTGCCGCAACTCATTAATTTGCTGAAGCGCCAAAGCTTCTTCAAAATCTTCGGGAAGCTCACCGGGCTTTTGACGTTGCTGATTTTTTTCCACTTTGGCTTCCAAAGGCGCTGGGTTGCCCATAAATGCATCTACAAGTTTATCAATGCCAACACTCATGATATTTCCTTTTGCTTATTCTATTTCGCATTTGGTTTAGCGTCTACGGAGAAGATTTATTAAACCGCCCTTGGCAAACATTTGCTCGTAATACCGGTCATCTAAATCTCGGCCATAGCCTCCAGAACGCCCAAACCCACCTGTGCCGTCAAACTGGAATGTTCCTTGATTTTGCTCTTCAGAAAAGTCTTGAGTAGGCGGCGGAGCAGGAGGCGGAGGTGGCGGGGGTGGTGGCTCAGGAGGCGGTGGGTTATATGCATAAGACGGTTCTTGCCTTGGCGTAAACATAGGCTCAGGCTCAGCAGGGCGTGACGCAGCCGCAGCAGCCAAACCACCAGCTAATCCTAACCCTAGGCCCAAGCCCCCGCCGCTATCCGAAGACGCGGCGGAATCTACTTTGGGGATGAAGACCCAAATCCTAAGTTACCAAGCAATCGGTCAAGCGTGATGCCGCTGTCTGTGTTACCGGCCAACTTAGCTCCACCGCCCGCACCCGCAAGAATTTCCTGCAATGTGCTAGGTTGAGCCATGTTGTAGTTGGTTGCGGAAATTGGCAAACCTTGGAGCAAAGACTGCTGGAACTGAACCATCTTGAATGGATTCTCACGAGCTTCTTCAAATGCTGCCTTGTCTGCGGCAATACCTTCAGCCTCAATACCACGCTGTTGAGCACCAAGACGCGCCTGTTCTTGCAACTGAGCCAAGCCCAACTGACCACCAGAAATTCCCAAGTTACCTTGAGTCTGTGCGGCCTGAAGACCAGTCTGAAGACCTTTGAGTCCCAAGTCAGCACCAAACTGACGGGATTGTTCAGACGCTTGGTTGGCAGCTTGACCGTACTGAGCGGCTTGCTGAGCCGCAGTCATAGACTGGCCTTGGTTGAACTGACGTGCAGCTTCTTGAGCTTGCTGTGCAGACATGCCGTACTTAGCCATCATGTCAGCGGCAGTCATGCCCTGAGTAGCACCAAACTGCTTAGACTGCTCAGATGCCTGCTGTGCCTGCATGTTACGGGCTTGGTCAGCATTGAACTGAGACATAGCGTTCTGGAACGCAGTGTCATAGCCCTTACCTGTAATACCAGCTAGGTTAGTGCCAAGGTTACGTTGGTTCTCTGCGGTCAAGATGGCGCTACGGCCACCACCAAAAGCACCAGCCTTGGTCATTGCAGCTTTGTTTGCTTGCTCGCTAATGTTTGACTGACGGCGAGCCTCTTCTAGTTGTGGGTTCAAAGAAGCCTGCAAGTACGGATTCATGTACTGCTGAGCTTGCTCCTGACCAAAAGTGCCTGATTTGAACGTTGTACTTTGGTACGGGTCGGGTGCTTTAAACTGGTTTGTAAACTGCGTGGCAGCAGAAAGTTCTGGCGCTTTAAACTGATTATCAAACTTAGTTGGGCCGTAGTTTATGCCTTGAGCTTTGGCAGCAATATCACCCGCAGTCTGAGTAGCTTGACCAACACTGCTAGGCACAGACAGATTACCCGCAGCTTGGAACGCTTGCTGTTGCAAACCAGAAGCACCCGCAGTCAATGGGCCACCGTACTGCTGATATGGAGCTTCAGACAATGCGCGGCCTTTACCGAGCATGTCGGTGATGTACTCGCCCGCCCAAGTTGCAGGGGCTTGCTCTTGACCGGTCACGCCCGCCGCTGCCGCAGAGCCAACGCCTGATGCCCCACCGGTATTAAACTTCTTAACAGCGCCGCCATCAGCATAAGCTTGGGCCAAACCACCGGGCATGAACTTGTCGGGATTGATTTGCTTACCTTGCTTCTTTGTGCCGGTACGAGCTTGACGAATCTTGTCCATCATGCTGTATAACTTCTTAGCTCCGGCATCAGAGTTACCGTTGCCCAAATGAGACACAACATCCGCAGGGACAACAAACTCACCATGGCTAAGCGCAGCAGGTTGGCTCTGACCAATACGGGCTGGAATCTTATCAGCCATGCCATCAGTCTCCCCTTGTAGGTAGCGAGGGCTGTTTACATTGCCGCCTTTAGCGTACATAAAACTTTCACCTTCACCAAAGTAAGGATAGTCATCGTATGACGGAAATTGCGTAAACGCTGGCGCTTCATACTCTGGCATTTCATACTCTGGTATTTCGCCACGAAGACGATCAAACTCAGCTTCAACTTCTGCATCGGTTAACTGATTTGGAAGCTGAGACGCTAGATTGTCTCTAATCTGTTTATCAATTCCAGTAAATTCATCCAGTTTTGGTATTCTCTTTAGCGTTCCGCCAGCAGTAGATCCGGGTGGAGCACTGCCGCCAATCCCTTTAAATATATTAGAAATGGAGCCAATGGCGTTACTTGCATTACCCGGCTTACTAAGATAGTTACCAAGCAATGCAGCCAATCCAGCACCACCAGCTACTTTAGCAATGTTTCCTAATGTAGAGCTACCACCACCACCGCCACCACCATCAGAAGAACCT